AAAGCCCTCCCTTCTGGGCTTGATGGCGAGTTAGTAGTTGGTCCAGCGAATGCGGGTGACGTCTTCAACAGAACTACTTCGGGTATAATGTCAAAGGGTGGGATACCCGAAGTCTGGTACCACGTCTTCGACCTTTGGAATCGGAGTGACACTCCATTCTCAAGGCGCCGTTACGAGCTTTACCATCTTCTCCTGAAGAACTTCCACCCAAGCGTGATATACCTGGGGCAGTGGAGAATCAACAGCCTTGAAGAGCTTAGGACCGCCGAACAGCGCGCCTTGCATGAGGGGTACGAAGGATTGATAGTACGGCGGATGGACGCCCCTTATAAGTTCAACCGCTCAACGGCTAACGAGGGGTACCTTCTAAAGATCAAGCGCTACTGCGACGCCGAGGCTGAGATCATCGCCGTCAACCAGAAGTTCCATAACGCCAACGTGGCAGTTACCAACGAGCTAGGGCTTACAAGCCGGAGCTCATCCCAAGAGAACAAGGTCCCCCTAGACCAGGTAGGTTCCTTCAAGGTTAGAGACCTAAAGGAAGGTTGGGAGTTCGAGGTCCACGGGTTCAGCCACGCGGATGCGTCCTTGTGGTGGGAACGCAGGGACAGCCTAATCGGCAAAGTTCTTACGTACAGATACCTACCGAAGGGAATGAAGGACGTTCCCAGGCACGCTGTCTTCAAGGGGTTCCGCGACCCAGATGATATAACCTAACAGTAGGACGCGACGCCGTGACGAGGTTAAGTAAATGTATGTATCCTTGCTGTTCCGTAAGCGAGGTGTGCTGTGGCTGCTGCAAACAAGGAGTTCATCATGTCCAAGATCGACTACCGAGACCCAGACTCTTTGCCGCCCGCAATACGGAGTGTCTACGCCGTCCTAAAGGACACGTTCCGGAATATAAGCGTGTTGGACGGTTGGAGTCCGATGGAGACGAACGCTTTCGTTGTTGGCATGTGTCACACGTCGATGGAGGACCTCCTCGGCAAAGAGGAGGCTATCAAGACAGACCTTGCCTGGCGTAAGAACATCGACTGGACCACCGAGCAGGAACAAGTATCGCACAGAGTACACACCTCCGGCACCGCAACCGAGCGCGACCGGCTCAAGGCGGCGAATGTGGAGTTGGTGGCTGCACTGGTTGCGTTCATGGAAGCCAAAGCATCGGTCGGCGCAAACAGTTACGACGGTGTTGACCAACACACCCGTGACCTTTTGGAATATGCCGATGTTCAAGCCGCGCTTGCCCTGGCCAAGGCCAAGGAGTCCACGTCATGAGTGAACAGCTTCCGCATCAAACGGCTCCCTTCCCACGGCATGTCTACAACCCCGACGGATCGCCCGACTACTGCTCGGTTTGTGGCCAAACGGAGAAGCAGGGCATTCACTCGACAGCCTACACCATGACAGGCCCCGCAGCGATTGACCCGAATGATCTAGTCTTGAAAGCGCGGCAAGCCGCCAAAATTCTAACGGAACATCCATGTGAAGTATATTTCGGGGCGCGTCTTTACGCTGATCTAGCTTTGGAAGTCGAGGCGCTACGGAAGCGCGTGGCGCAAGAAACGAAGATGCGGATGGTGGCGGGAGAACTTCTCCATTTTGAGAAAGAGCGTGCTGAAGCCGCTGAGGCCCAGGTGGTCAAGCTTGCCGGTGCAATCAATGCTTGGATGGAACATCGACACGATGTTTTCTGTGCACAGATGCAAGGTACTTTCGATGAGATGCCAACCAACCGCATTGATGAGATAGTTCAGCAATGTCAAGACGCCCTTGCCACCCTGCCACCCCAAGCACTTGACGCCCTCGCCAAGCTGGACGCCCTCGCCAAGCTGGACGCCCTCGACCAGGAGGACGGCACATGAAGGTGCTCTGGCCTTTCCAAGCTGCAGGCGTCGAATTCCTACTGAAGCACAAGCGTGCCATACTTGCCGACCAGATGGGCATCGGCAAGACGCGCCAGGTAATCGAGGTCCTTAAGGGGCGTTTTGCTGCCAGCCGTAGTATCTCGATTCTGGTTGTATGTGCTAAAAAGAATGCCGTCCGCACCTGGAACAAGGAGTTACCTAAGTGGGCCCCTGAACTGGCCGAGATATTCGTCAGTACAGAAGGCAAGAGTCCGACCAAGCGAGTGGCAATTTGGGAGGAGATGCCATTTGTTATAGCGACACACCAAGTGATAATGCGAGACAGGATGGTCGTACCTTTAGTCTGGGACATTATCATTATAGAGGAGCCACAATCCTGGCTTCGTAATCGCAAGACGAAGACATTCAGGTACATGAAGACCTTCCGTTCCGAGTTCCTAATCATTATGACTGGCACCCCATCGTCAAAGGGTGCACAGGATCTCTGGCCGATGCTAAACCTGATAAACCGTAAGGTGTTTTCCAGTTATTGGAGGTTTGTCAATACGTTCTGCTTCGTGGATGACGGGATGTGGGGGAAGGATGTTTATGGGACACGCAACAAAGAGGCCCTGAAAGAGCTACTAGATCGCTACATGATACGTCGGCTGAAAGCTGAGGTCTTCCCAGAGATGCCGGAGAAACTCGTCGACACTGTACCGCTCGACATGACCCGTCAACAAGCTAAGGCACATGACGAATTATCCGATGAGCTAATAACCAGCCTTGAGGGTCGACCAGTTATGTCGCAGAATTCAATGACGCTCGCTCTACGGCTCCGACAGTTGCTTGTCTCGCCGAAGCTCCTGAACCCCGAGGCGGGGTACGGTGCAGGGATAGAGTACCTTCAGGAAGTAACATCCGACATGGATCCTGGTGACCGCCACTTCGTGGTATTTACACCCTTCAAGAAGGCACTCCCCTACATAGGAGAAGTCCTCGAACAGGCCGGTGCGGGTGTAGTGTACTTATCAGGCGGGATGTCCACCAAACAGTTGGACCAAGCCATCGACACGTACGACAGTACACGATGCGTTGCAGTCTGCGTCATTAAATATGCTGAGTCGTTTAGCCTAGCATCTGGTACCCTTGCGTTCTTCCTCGGAGCGGAGTGGAACTTTACGGAAAACGAGCAGGCAGAGGATCGCATGCACAGGACTGAAACCACCGAAGCTGTCAACATCTACTACCTCCAGTATACAGGAACCTACGAGGAGCGTGTGGTGGAAGTCCTAGCTGACGACCGAGAGAACGTATCGCAGTATCTATCCGACCCTCAAGCCCTCCAGAAACTCCTCCTAGGAGAACTCCCATGATAGTTGAGCTTGGTGCCGTCTACATGACCATGCATGAGTTCGACGTCTTACCAGAGTATTCATGCAGCTTGCCAACAGGTGCGACGGCTGGGAAACGGTGGAAGCGTGGTATACCCTACATGATGCCGAGGCGCAGATGGTTAATGGGGGAATATGGCACCGTAAATAGTCTCGATCAAGTACCGATCACCTGGAGAGAAATCTTCATCCGTACCGGGAGCGAATCATGACTATGAAACCGATTGAGCGCTTCGAGCCCGTCGACGAGGAGATAGTAAGGATGATAATCAATGCCCTTGGTACTATAGGCTCTATGATCGTCGGGCTCGGTGATATTGACATTCCTGCTGGTTGTGGTATTATTGACGACCGTACGAGGTGCCTTTGGACTAAAGACGGACACCGCATTGAGGTCTGGGTATCCCTGGACGGCAGCTACGGTGCTTCCCAGTCCAAAGAGATCGACCCCCTTAAACCTGACGTCCGATGACCGTGACTATATTTTTTGCTGATGATTTTCGAGAATGGCCACCAGGAGTTTCGAACGGATTGGTCTTGGCGTGTTCGCGATGTAACCAGCATTCAAAATTCGATTATCACGTCGATGATGAATTCTGGCGAAAGGTCGTTCCATCTAATGAACGAAGGGGCGTGGTCTGCCTGCCATGTCTAGACCTTTTGGCTGAAAGATTGGGCATGGAGGTGGGGCAGCACTTGCGCCAAGTTCAGTTTACAGGCTGCTCGTCAACGGTGTTTCTTGCACCCAGCATTGTAATCCGTAGGACCACATCGTAAGGGTGCTAGGACCCGTACGAGGTCCTGAAATCGTCGGAAGGTAGACCCATGAAACCCCTCAACATAGGACCGCTCCGTGTAACTGCATGCTTCGCACGCGACGCGGGGTGGATAAGGATCAATAAACTACTTGTACACGCAAAGAGGTCAAAACCGCTCTTCAGTGAAAGGCATGGATACGAGAGGTTTGTAAGAATACCCTTCTGCAATTGGAGATTCCGTATTAGCACCGTACGTAAAATTACTTGATGGTCGGACACATAAGTTCCTCTTGATGGGCCTAGTTAACCCTCTTTATAATTCTTTATAATGTTGCTTTAGAAGTACAACCCATCTAGGGCAGGGATTCATTTAGGTATGGCCGCAGTATCACCGCGGGTCGCAATTATACGCCCAAGTGACCGAGCTACAAAAAGGCGATGTCGACGTCTATGGAACTGGTCCTCCCATCTTCGTATGGGGTTAGAAACCGCGGGGACAGCATTACCCCTCTGGATAGGGTCCGGGTTTCACTACGCATTAGAGGATCTGTACGGCTACCAACATTACGGTACAGGCTCCGAAGCATTTGCAGCATACGTCGACGCCTGTCGAAGAACCCCCAAATTAGTCTTGCCCGAGGATTGGGAAGAAGGTCTAGAGCTTGCAGCCGGCATGCTCGACTACTACCCACTCTGGCTCGAGTCGCGACCTAAGTACGAGACCCTCTGGGTCGACGGTGTACCTCAGGTTGAGATCGACTTCGAGATCGAGCTCCCCTTCGACGCAAGCGCCTATGGTTATGATAAGGTCGTATATCGTAGTACCTTTGATAGGGTAGCTACTGACGAGTACGACGGTCTTTGGATTGTAGAGTACAAGACTGCAATCAGGTTTGAGGACCGACACTTTATGACGGACCCACAAGTCTCGACTTTTTGCTGGGCAGGTAGTGTCGTGTACGATAGGCCTGTAATGGGCGTCGTATACCAGCAGCATAGGAAGGTCATCCCAATTGGGCCCAGAATCCTATCCGCAGGTAAAATTTCCACAGCTTCGAACATGATCACGTCGTACAGGCTGTACAAGACGGCTCTGGAGACACTGTACACCGAGGTGAAGAGAGCACCGCCGAAGAACATTAGGTTCCTCGGCGATTTGGCTGCACAAGAGACAGAACATCGCGACGCGTATATCCGTCGTGACCTGATTTCTAGGAACGAGCACCAAATTGCCGCTGAGGGTCAGAAGATCCTCCTTGAGCTCCCAGAGATGCTCAACCCCGACACACCAATATTTCCTACTCCCACACGTGATTGTCATTGGTGTAGTTACGCCGACCCATGCGTTTCATTAGATGATGGTAGTGACTTCGAAGCGGAATTATCCGCGATATCGCAGAACAGAGCTCAGGAGTATAACATATGGCGACCTCACCTACAGTTACCAAGTCGGCCGTAACCAAGAAGGCCCCCGTGGTGATCGGCAAGGCTGTCAGTACCAAGGCAGCTGGGGTCACGACGGCTAAGAAGACCACCCGCCCGAAGGTTACACCAGTACGTCCGCCGTTGTTCAAGATCGAGACCGTGCATAAGAAGCACCGGTACCTCAAGATGCTTGTTTACGGTGACTTTGGCTGTGGCAAGACGTGGCTAGTGTCAACAAGTGCGGACGTAGCCGGCATGGGTGACATCCTCATGATCGACGCCGAAGCAGGTGACCTAACACTCGCAGGCGACGAGGACGGTCACAACTTCGGTAGCATCGATACGGTACGCGTCACGAATTACAAGGAAGTTTCCGCTGTCGTAGATTTCCTAAAGACTCACTGTCGCCTCCGTGTGGAGATCGAAGAAGCCACCAGCCGCGAGCAGAGCCAGGACGCCTTCAATAAGCTGAAAGCCCTTGAGGCACAATTCAAAGGTGTCGTGGTATCGGAGATCACAACTCCTCGTATGTACCGTACAGTGATTGTTGACTCCCTAGCAGAGGTCGAGTCCTTTTGCATGTACCAACTATTAGGCATTACGGAGCTTACAGGGCTCGACGAGGAGGTAGCCGCTGAGGAATGGTCTGAGTACAAGAAGCTCAACAGCATGATTCAGCGTATGATACGCGGACTACGAAATCTTCCAATGCACATGCTTATGACTTGTCCGTCCAAGTACATGCAGGACGAGAAAAAGCGTATGCTGCATACACCCGCCATGACCGGGCAGCTATCGAGGAAGGTCCAAGGTTTCATGGACGTCGTCGGTTATCTGGTTATGGGTGTTCCGGAGTCTGAAGAGGCTCCGATACCGCGGACGCTGTACGTACAACCCGTAAAGGGACAGCGTTTCGCTGCTAAGTGTAGGTTCTCATCGTTTAAGGGATCGTACTTCAACAATGCAACTATGGGAAAGATCCTAGAGACGGTGGGCCTATCTCCACCTACTCCCAAACCCAAACCCAAACCCAAACCCAAACCAGTGAAAGGGTCAAAGTAATGGCAGGTAAGAAAGCAACCGCTGCAGCGGCTGCAGAAGCAGACGTTCTTGACGAAGCTCAGGGCGTCGATACCGAAGACGGCGAAGAGGGAGGCTCAGTCATAGTCGATCTCTCTGGCGTCGATGAGGATGCCGGTTTCGAGACACGTCCCCGAGGCAAATACCCGTGCGAAATCATCGAGGCCGAGTTCAAGTACAGTCAGAACTCGGGCAAGCCGATGTGGGAGCTGACGCTCGAGGTGGAGGAAGGGCACGAGCACGAGGGTGCCCGTTTCTGGTTCTATGTCTCGTTCTCCGAGAAGGCGTTGCCCCGAGCGAAGAAGACCATCGCGGCGATCTATCCGGAGCTCCTCGAGCAGGGGGCGTTCGACCCCGAGGAAGTCGCCGACGAAGGCGTTCTCGTTGGGCTTCGGTGTATCGCGCAGGTTGTCATTCGGCGTTACGAGGGCGAGAACCGCAACAGCGTGCGGGAATTGCTCGCTCCTGCGGCCTAACGCGTTGACGTCGAACGTCACATCGGGCATCGACTACCTCCAGCAGCGAGGTTGGGTCTCACTGCGGCAGTTCGCCGGGATTATTGGTGTTTCCTATCCTACTGCACACGCGATGCGTAAACGTGGTGAAGTCATCGCCATACACGTGGGTGGTACCTGGAGGATCTACACCTCTGAGGTCAGAAGGTTCATGCAAGAAGGTAACGCGAACGAACCAACTGACATCAGAAAGCTTGCCGAAATGACAGGACGCAAGCTGCCGAGAATGACGGTGGAGGGAGAGGGCGACCCCCTCTCCCCCTTCCACAACCCGCACATAGAACCAACCCCAGAAGAGGAAAACTAGCATGGACGATCCGATCGAGCCCTTCACAGACCAGTTGCTCCAAGACGAGGAGCTCAAAGCCAAGGCACCAACGGCGATCGTGTTACACTCGGGAGGGATCGACAGTACGACATGCCTGTACATGGCCGCGGAGGCCTTCGGACGCAAGAACATCGCCGGCTTGTCGGTCCATTACGGACAGCGCCACGAGAAGGAAATATACCAAGCACAGGTAATCTGTCAGCAACTTGGTGTTGAGCACCACGTCGTCAAGATGACTGACCTCCCAATGTCGATGCTAACCAACCCGGATGTGCAGGTTCCATCGGCGAGCTATGAGGAGCTCGGTAAGGGCGTATCGCCAACGTACGTACCCTTTCGTAACGGGAACCTACTAAGTCACGTGACCTCGATTGCCCAAGCCCAGAGGGCATCCGCGATCTACTTCGGTGCTCATGCAGAGGACGCTCACAACTGGGCGTACCCGGACTGTACACCCGAATTCATCGGCGCGATGGCGAATGCCATCTACATCGGTACGTACCACCAAGTACGTCTGATAACTCCACTCGAGTGGCTAACGAAGCACGAGATCATCAGAGCCGGCAATGCACTCGGGATCCCTTGGAGCCTCACCTGGTCGTGCTATAAGGGCGAGGAGCTGCACTGCGGCACCTGCCCAACGTGCCGCGCTAGGCAAGACGGCTTCAAGGGCGCCGACACGTTCGACCCAACCTCGTACCAAACGTCACCCGACAACGACATTCCGTTCTAGACGAACGGTCACCCACTCCCCGAACTTGTTACAATCCCTTCCAACCTCAACCAAGGTGCAGAACTATGTTTAAGAAGATCATACAAAGCTACATCGCCTTTGCGTTGGCAATGTACGTGCTCGTCGGTGTTACCCCTACGTACGCGACAAACGGAGAAAGAGGAGATCTCTTCAACACCCACACAGTAGGAACCGATATTGCTCCGATTGTCGTGACAATCCCTGGTATGGCAGGGCAGCAGGTGCACCTATACAGAGTCATTGCCAACTGTCGTGTTGGTTTCGCGACCCTCACCATCCATGATGGGACCACAAAAGTCTACGACAGCATCGTTACCGTACAAAGGCCTCGTAGAGAGTTCAACTGGGATGTCCCGTTTACTACTTCACTAGGCAACAGTATGACGGTAACACTCAACGCTTGCAGTGTCGTTCCGGCTATTGGTGCTACCGGAGAGATGAGCATCGAAGCCGATCGTCACTTGCCGCATGGAAACTGAGGAGACCATCATGAACGTACGTAAGTTACTACCTCACATCGCAGTTTTTACCATTGCTCTTGCCATTGGACTTTCCGGTGTCAATTGGAGCCAAGCGGCACATACCGATCGGCCGGATTCGTCCCAGAAGCACTATTCCCAGCAAGGTGGGACGATCACGAACTCTACAACCACGTCTGCCACTGATACTGCAGTCGTCGTTACGATTACCGGCGTCGCAAACCAGAACGTCCATCTGTACAGCATCGATGTGATTTGCAGTGCAGGGACATCGATGGTAACTGTTGACGACGGTGTCACTGAAATCTACAGCAAGCCTGTGAAAGCGAGTCCCAACCAAGAGCCGCGGAGGTGGATACCACCATTGACGATGGACGACGGCAGCGACGCCGTAGTGACGCTGGCAACCTGCGGATCCGGCAACACGGGAACGCTCATCGTCCAAGCCGACCGTTGGTAAAGCGTTATGACACGTAAGAACTCCAATAGATCCAAGCCTAGCTACGTGAGAAGGCTAGGCTTGGAGAGGGCGGTGAAGTCAGGCTTCTACATCTTCGTCAAGGGGAAGATCCGTCCGAGCATAGCTCTAGGGTTGCCCCGTAAGGTCGTTCGCTCCCTAGCCGAGAAAGCCTGCAGAGAACGTGTAAATAGGGAGAATGTACGGGCAAATCGTAAGGCACGGAAGGTATTCCGCAAGAAGAATAAGCAGGCTCGTGAGTTCAACGACCTCGCTAACGCCATGCCGAGTTGGCAACGGCATTACTGGGCTAGACGCATTAGCAAGGACAAAGCTAGCTACGTAGGTTTGAGGCACAAGGACGTCAAGGCTTTAGCGAAGTTCATCAAAAACAACCCAACCCAACCCGAAAGGTAGTCTAATGGATTACACCCTATCTGGACAAGTAATCGACTGGCACCTAACTAACGGCGGATTCTGTGATACCCCCGAGGTATACAAACATCATACCCTTCGGCTCCTCCACGAAGCAACCGAACTCTGCCTAGCCGCCGGTGCAAATGATGTGCAGATCCTAGAGGTTTGCAACGACGAGATCAGCAAGCACCTCGAGAAAGTAGGGTGCACAACGATTGATCTCGAGAACATGGTCGAAGAGGTTGCCGACGTGGCTATCCTCCTTGAGGTGTTCGCGCAGTATACCGAGATCTTCATCGACGACGCCGTCCATGACAAGCTGGGCGTCCTACTCGAACGTCAGTGGACTGCTGATGAGCACGGAGTCCTCTGGCGTAAGAAGGAAGAGGAGCCAAGCTGGTGAAGATCACCCTTTGCGGGTCAACCCGCTTCATGGAGCAATTCCACGCATGGGATCGGTGGCTCACTCTCCAAGGACACGTCGTCTATTCGGTTGCAGGACCGACTAAGCGCGATTGGGAAGTAACCGACGAGCAGAGAGTAACCCTCAACTTGGTGTACCTTGCCAAGATTGAGGAATCCGATGCTATCCTCATCATCGACCGCCCGTTTGTACCGAAAGATGTGGAAGGTGGTGACCTTCGCAATGGTCTCCAAGCTGTAAGTTACATCGGGAAAGGTATGGAACGGGAGAGGGAATGGGCGCGCATTCGGGGTAAAACTGTCTACTATGTCGGTGGGGAGTGTTGGCTCGCACTAAGGCGGGAGTGGGATTGATGTATACCATATCGAGGGAGATTGGGATCGATGCTGGGCATCGAGTCCCAACACACGGATCCAAATGTAGGAACCTACACGGGCATCGCTATACTATCCAGGCGATCTGTCGGTCTGAAGCCCTCCACGAGAAGGGCGAGCAGAAAGATATGGTGATCGACTTCGGTTTCCTGAAAGAGGAAATGATGAACGAGATCGACGCACACTGCGATCATGGTCTCATCCTCTGGCGTCTCGACCCACTCCTCAATCTCCTCGCACCGCAGGACGATAAGGGGTGGAAGATCCTTGACGACGCCATCGAGGCCAAAGGATACTGTACAGAAACGAACTTGCACGCGGGATTCGGGAAGCTCTATGTTATTCCGGAGATCCCAACCGCTGAGGTGCTTGCCAAGCATTGGTTCTACCGCCTGAAGGATCGTGTGGCGGATCGATCGGACGGGCATGCGCGCTTAACGGCAGTCAAGGTTTGGGAAACACCTAATTGCTGGGCAGTATACAGGGAGCATTCGCAATGGCCCGTCCGAGAAGTCGCTCCAGAAGGCCGCTGATCGAGTTCGTCCTTGCCGAGGCTGACCGCTTTGGGATCTCGATGCAGATCCTCGAGAAACAGGCCGGCTTAGCGAAAGGGACAATCGGTAACTGGGGGCGTGACAAGTACGAGCCTAAGTTGGGGAACATTCAAGCAGCTGGAAACGTACTGGGGTATGAGCTATGTTGGAGACCGAGATACGAGACGAGTCAGAACGGAGTGGAACCTCACGGAAGGGTCGATTTCCTGTCATTGAGCTGTTTGGCCCAACTATACAGGGCGAGGGAGCACTTGCAGGAGTCCGATCGCACTTTGTCCGTTTTGGAGGCTGCCCTTACCGTTGCAAATGGTGTGACTCCATGCACGCCGTCGACCCAGTCAAAATCAAAGCCACCGCTACTTGGTCAGGGCCAGGAGGCATCGTCGGCGCGCTCGGCAGGTTACAACCATCAAGGTGGGTGACCCTATCTGGTGGTGATCCTGTCATGTGGGACCTCGGCCCACTTACAGATCTCCTCCGTCAAAAGTACTACGTAGCAGTCGAGACCGAGGGTGCGATGTGGCGTCCTTGGCTAGAGTATTGTCAAATGGTCACGCTCTCGCCTAAGGGACCCAGCTCTGGGATGCTCGACAAGCTCAACCACAACGTGCTGGGGCAATACGCGCAAGTGGCATCTTTCGGTGATCTTTGTCCGATTGCCATGAAGATCGTCGTCTTCAGCCTTGAGGATCTCATGTTCGCAAGGGAGATGTTCGGACGCTATCCCATGTTCAAACCGTTCCTCTCCGTCGGGACACCCCTAAACATCCCGCACAACTCGACCAAGTTCGAAATCTGCAGCCGTATGCTGTGGTTGTTCGAGGAGGCTCTGAAGTACGACGACCTAGTCGACGCAACAATCATACCCCAGCTACACGTGTTGGCCTGGGGACACGAAAAGGGAGTCTGACATGGCTAACAAACTAACAAAACCCCCACGTAAGGGTATCAATCGATTTGCGAATATGGAACAGCATGTACAAGGGCTACTAATCGAGATGGGTCTCGATCCAAGGGAGTTAGGTCTCGAGGAGACGCCGAGGCGTGTGACCGCGTATCTACTGGAGTTCGTTAAGCCATTTCCTGACAACATCTGGACAGGCGTCTTCGACGCCGGTGGGTATTCGGGTATTATCACCCTATCGAACATTCCATTCCGGATGATTTGTGAACATCACCTACTACCGGCCCTTGGCCATGCTGCTATCGGGTACATCCCCCATAAGCAGATCCTAGGGCTGAGTAAGTTGCCCAGGCTCGTCGACGCCGTCGGCACAGAGCGACCGAGCCTGCAAGAGAAGATAACCGACAGGATCGTCGACCTCCTCGAGGAGCACATCGAGCCGTCAGGTACGATATGCGTCATCAAAGCTGAGCATACATGCGTAGCATGCCGGGGCGTCGCAACACCCGGCATCGTTACGACTACGTCCTCCGTCAAGGGCAACTTCAGAAACGTACCCGCAGCCCGCGAAGAGTTCTTTCACCTAATCTAAGGAGTCTATAATGGTTAAGCCACCACCTTCAGCCCTCGGGGTCCACATTCCGGTCGAATCAGCTCCCTTGGAACCTCCTACCCCCAAACAAGACGCAACCGTAGGCATCGTATCCGCCCTCAGCGAGTTCCCTGGAAAACGGGAATACATGGGAACAATCCGGACGGCCTCGGGGGACGAGTACAAGGTCTACATGCCAATCGTGTACGACTACGCCTGTATCGATATGAGCAAGCCAAATGCCCAATACGAGTTGGGAGCAAAGAGCATCGGCATACCGTACACTGAGTTCCAGGCCTGGGCCTTCCCCGACGCCCAACTCGTAATGAACAAGCTGTCCAACGCAATCGACATGCTTTGCCTTGGAGACAAAAGATGAGTAAGTTCGCGCCAGTCGCGCCACCCCTAATGTTGTTAGACCTGAAAAGAAAAAATGCGTTAGGCGACTACCACTTACTGCTCGCCCACGACGTGGTCGCCCAGAAGGAGCTCTACCACGAGATCTTCGACGACCTCGACGAGCAGCCTTTCATCATCATGGACAACTCCGTGATCGAACTCGGCGAACCCGTAAGCAACGAGATCATGGAGGAGGCCGTCAGGATCGTCAGGACGGACCTCGTCGTGCTGCCAGACGCCATCGCTGATCCGAAGCGAACGATCGAGATGAGTACCGAGACGGCATTGTTGTGGCGCTCTGAGGGTATCGATACTGGGTTCCTCTGCGTACCGCAAGGTACAACGATGGGCGAGTTTACCGACTGTGCCGAGCAACTCATGAAGCTGCCAGGTGTCCAAGCATGGGGCGTTCCGCGGCACGCGACCGCCAAGTTGGGAACACGTCACCATCTCGTGTACGCCTTGATGGTGCTCAAACCCATGTTCACGATGCACCTACTCGGGTTCTCCGACAACCTGGTCGATGACATCTCCGTCGCCCGTGCAACAGGTGTCAACGGCATTGACTCGGCAGTCCCAATCAGGTTAGGACTACTCGACGAGCCGTTCCACACGCACATCGACTCCCATCCGCCACGGGGCGACTACTGGGAGGCAGCAAAAGAGGCAACACCGACTGTCCTCGAGAACCTCGCCAAGATCCGTGGCTGGATTACGCCATAACAGGGATTACTGTAGTGGCGACACCTAAGGAAAGAGCGTTAGCTCCAGTTCGCGCCTGTAAGAAGCGCGGTACGAAGCCAAGGAGGCCCAAGGGATGTAAGGACTGTCCCTTCAGGGGTAAGAAGGTCGGTAACCGCGGTAAGGTCTCTGCACCGCTAATGGCAATTGGCGAGTCACCCGGTGGCCAAGAACGCTCGAAGGGCTTCCCACTAGTAGGTCCTTCGGGCGAAATCTTCTTCTCAGCCTTTCCAGAGGACGTAGACGTAGATAAGATTGCCTATATCTCGAATGCGCTGCAGTGTCTCCCTAAGAAGTCCGCCGGTGTAAAAGACCCACAACAAATGTGGCGTGCAACGCAAAGCTGTTCGTCCCGGCTGCTAAAAGACATCAAGAAGTACCCCCGCAAGGTCATCCTTGCAATGGGTAACTTCGCAGCGGGGGCTTTATTGGGCAATTCTAACTTCAAGATTACCAAGGAGCGTGGTAAGTTGTTTACCTCTCCCCTTGCTGAGGTCGGGATCATACCGGCAGTGCACCCAGCAGCTCTCCTTCGTGGGACGGGTAACTATCGACAGTTCGTAGCAGACGTACGTTATGCACTCCATCTATCCCAAGGTGGGGACGTCAAGAAATTCGTCAAGGCGAAAGTGTATGTTGTCAGTGATCCGGGGTGTGCGAAATCCCTTGCTAAGTTCTTGAAAACACAGCCGTATTTAGCTAACGATATTGAAGCGACTGGGCTCAGTAGACGTAGCGATAGAGTACTATGTATCGGTATTGCATATAAACCTGAGATAGTTTTCGTATTCACTCCTAATGTAATTAAGCACCTTAAACCTCTCTTCGAGTCTAAGACCCCACGATTCATCTGGCAGAACGGTAAGTTTGACATAGGGTTCCTACGTCGTGATGGGTTACCAGCTCGCGTAGACGAAGATACTATGTTGCTGTCCTACGCACTCGATGAATCCGGCGGTATTCACGGTCTGGAACAAATTAGCTCCGACCTTCTTGGTGCACCAGACTACAAGTACATGGTCAAGCCGTGGATAAAGAAAAAGGGCGACTCGTACGACCTCATACCCAAGAAGGTGTTGTACGAATACTGCGGGATCGACGTTAGTTTGACCCTCCAGAATTTCCACATTCTACGTCCCTGGGTTAGGGAAGACGACAACCTCGAGAAGCTCTACACTAAGGTACTGATCCCCGCATCGGAACTGTTGTATCACGTCGAGCGGGCTGGAATTCAAGTTGATCTGGAACATATCGAGAAGATCGAGCGCTTCTATCGCATCAAGAGGAATGCAGCACACTGGTACGTGGAGCGCGTCATTGGGCGGCCAATCAACCTGAACAGTCCGGATCAGGTCGCGAAGTTGCTCTACGATGACATGGGACTCAAACCCAAACGACGTGGCGAACGCTCGACGGCTAAGGAAATCCTCGAGAAACTGCCGCAGAACGGTGTTGTCAAGGCAATCCGTCGTTTCCGTAAGGCTTCTAAGGCGTACTCAACCTACGTTACTGGCATCTACAAGGTCGTTGACTCAGAAACAGGACGAGTCTATGCAACATTCAAAATCCACGGAACTCGAACGGGCCGCCTCTCTTCGGCTGAGCCAAACTTGCAAAACATTCCGCGCGAATCTCTCCTCCGCGGCATGTTTGTCGCAAGACCTGGCCACAAGCTTATCGAGATCGACCTCAACCAAGCAGAGCTTAGAAGCCTTGCGTGCCTCTCGAACGACCCAATCCTCATCGATATCTACACATCCACCGACAGGTCAATCCACGACGAACTCGCAGTGAAGCTGTACGGGAAGGACTTCGATCACGAAGGTAAGATGCGTGCCAAGATGCTTAACTTCGGTATTATATACGGGCGCGAGGGTCCCAGTATCGCCGAACAGCTTGGTATCGCTGTGCGTGAAGGTTGGCGGATGGTTCATACATGGTTTGAAACCTTTCCAGTCGCGCACAAGTTCATTAAGGCGTGTCGTAAGTGTCCACGGCAGAACAGAACAATCACCACGACGTTTGGGAGAAAGAAACGCCATCGCATCGTCGCGAAGAGTAACCTCAAGACGCTGCAGAACGAGGCCGCGAACTTCCCACACCAGTCCATCGTCAGCGATATCACACTGCTCGCGGCGATCAGGCTGCGTCCCATCCTGCAAGCGATCGGCGTCGAGATTGTCAACCTGATCCACGACTCTATCCTCATCGAATGTCCAGACGATCCAGCTATCATCGATGCGGCTAAGAAGTTGTGCATCGGTGTGATGGAGAGTATCGGCCCCGAATGGGGGCTTACAAGGGTACCGTTCAAGGCAGAAGGTAAGATCGGCGATCGCTGGGGTGAGGACTACATGGAAGACGCCACACGCCCCGAACCACCCCCACCACCACCAGAACCCCTAAAGGAGGCCGCATAATGACCACACAGGATCTCGACCACCCGTTAGACCTAAACCAGTTCGAGTACGAACGTACCTTGGAGGCGCGGGAGCGAGCGATCAAACGGCTTGACACCCTTCTGGAAGAACGCCGTAGGCTCGATGGGGAGGCCAAACAAGCGGGCGACGTCGTCTCAATACTAACGATGTGCGCACGCCTCCTGGGCGAGCGCGTCCGTAAGTAGAGGCCACGTGATGGACCTTGATGAGGCTACCGCTCAGTATTGGGAAGTAATGCGCGCCTACAACGAGCAGGAGCAGTGCCAAGTTGTATCCACGGAACGGGCTCTCGACATGCTCAACGAAGTCCTAACAGTCACGGGACCACATCATCCCTTAGCCGTAAAGGTTATCAAGTTACGGCAAGACATCATTACAGGAGACTAGAACATGGGTAAGGGTAAGGGTAAGGCAATCACACACGAGTTGTCAGTCGACCCTGCACACGACAACATAGGCATCTTCGAGGAGGCAATAACGAAAGATGTCTGGCGTGAAAAGTACAGGTCGAACGACGAGGAGCATCCGTACAGAAGCTTCGAGCGTGTTTGCAACGGGGTTTACAAGAACGACACGATAGCCCACAAGCATGCCGCGTTCGAGGCGATGAAGCTGGGGTTGTGGATGCCAGCTGGGCGCATACACGCGGGAGCAGGTACCAAGAAGCACGTAACATTGATGAACTGCTTTGTTAATGGTACGCTCGACGACTCCATGGAGGGTATTTTCAAGGGGTTGACACACAACGCGCTGACCCTCCGCATGGGAGGAGGTGTGGGTACTGACTTCTCGGAACTCAGGCCTGAATTTGCGGCCCTGGGGCGCCTAGGCGAAGGTGTTTACTCCTCGGGGCCTGTGTCGTTTATGAACGTCTGGGATGCTTCGTGTACGACAATCATGTCTGCTGGCTATAGACGCGGCGCCATGATGGGGACACTTGCAGATTCCCATCCAGACCTTCCCAAGTTCTTACGCGCCAAGATCGAGGCAAGAGTGCTTACCCAGTTCAACGTGTCCATCCTCATCTCCGCGGCATTCATGGATGCTGTCCGACACGGGGAGGACTGGGATTTGTACTTCCGGGTGCCACCTACACATAGGGACCCTATTGGACAGTTCAAGGATGACAACGACGTTACGCAGTACATCTACGAGCGGTGTGACGCACGCATGCTCTGGGATGACATCGTAAGAACGACCTACGAGTTCTCCGAGCCGGGTGTAATCTTCATCGATCGCGTCAACGAGCTGAATAACCTAAACTACTGCGAGGACATCCGTTGTACGAACCCATGCGTAACAGGAGACACAAAGATCCTTACCGATCGGGGACATTTACCAATTAAAGGCCTCGTAGGGAAAAGAACTAACATCTGGAATGGTGAAACATTCTCTGAGGTAGTACCATTCTCTACTGGTATTAACGGTACGCTTAAGGTTACCTTCTCTAACGGGCAAACTGTAAAGTGTACCGACTATCATAAGTGGCTACTTTCCAATGGTAACCTTACAGAGGCAAAGGACTTACGTGTAGGTGACAAACTCGTCTACGTAGAGATGCCCACTATAGATGCGGGGGCTCTCTTTGAATTGGATGCCTACAGCCAGGGGTTTTACTGTGGTGACGGTACAAAGGACTCCGAGTATTCCAACCTGTATAAGCATGAGCAAGGAATCAGAGATAGGTTAGTTGGTAAGATCTACGATCGGAATTGTAAATCTCAACCTAGTTATAGGTGGATACATGGGAAGATGTTCCCTAAGGATTTTGTACCTACAATGGGATATCGTAAGTACTGCATCGACTGGTTGGCGGGGCTTTTAGACGCTGACGGATGCGTCTCTAAAAAGCATAGCGGAAACGTACTAGAGATTTCGGCCAAAGATCGTAACTTCCTCCGTAAGGTTGGCTTGATGCTCAACAGGTTAGGCGTCAACTATCGGATGTGGGAAAGATCGGATGCTGGATATAAAACAGGATCTAATAACAAGACGTACTATTGCGAATCAACCGCGAGTCTTATGATCTCCTGGAAAGGTGTACACCATCTTACTAGTCTAGGGTTGGTATGTGAGCGGGTCGATCTATCAAGCTTCCAAGAGGCTCCAAAGGGGATTGCACGTGTTGGCCATCGAGTCGTTAGTATTGAGCTAGGTAAGAACGAGGAGACGTACTGTTTTACCGAACCGCTACGAAACATGGGAGTGTTCAACGGCGTACTAGGTCATAACTGCGGCGAGCAGCCATTACCACCTCACGGGTGCTGTCTCCTCGGCGCCATCAACCTTGCACGTCTAGTACGCAGTCCCTTCGTCTGGCACGACTCCAATCTATCTGGGCCGACGTTTGACTTTGATACACTGAAGTCCGTAGTACGTATTGCCGTTAGATTCATGGACAACGTTATCGATGTCACGAAGTACCCACTACCCGAGCAGAAAGCCGAGGAGCTATCGAAGAGACGTATTGGCCTCGGTATCTCTGGTCTCGCCGACGCCATGGCGCAACTGGGAATGCGCTACGGAAGTACCGACTCCGAGGCGTTCACTCGGCGTGTGATGCGTACAATTGCAACTGAAGCCTACACAACCTCTTCTGACTTAGCAGACGAACGGGGTTCCTTCCCACTGTACAACCATGACAAGTTCCTCAGCAGCCCTTTCGTAAGCAAGTTGCTCCCCAACACACGCAACCTCATAGCGGAGCAGGGAATACGGAATGGAACGCTTCTGACGATTGCACCCGTAGGCACCGGCAGTCTGTATTACGGCGATATCTCGTCGGGCCTCGAACCGGTATTCCACTACAAGGGTAAACGCAACGTGCTACAGGCTGACGGGTCACGTAAGGCCTATGATACCGAGAACTACGGCTACAGGCTGTACCAGTCTATCCACGGTGTGTGTAGTCGAGACGACCTCCCGGACTACATGGTAACCGCCGACGAACTGCCAGTGGGTGACCACATAAGGATCCAAGCAGCCGCACAAGAGTGGGTTGACGCGTCTGTCAGTAAGACCATCAACTGCCCGAGTGAAATCTCCTTCGAGGAGTTCATGGACGTCTACAACCTCGCGTACGACCTAGGCTGTAAAGGTTGTACTACATATCGACCCAACCCGATGCGAGGTTCCGTACTTGAGGGCGAAGATGGAGACGATGGAACCCCGTTGGTACCCAAGCTCCCAAAACGCCCAGATACACTCGAAGGACGCACCTATAAGATTACCTGGCCGTCGCTGCCGTCAGCACTCTATCTGACGGTCAACCGCAACGAGGAGGCTGGGGGGTTCCCGTTCGAGGTGTTCATCAATTCGAGGTCGAGCCTAAACGCCGAATGGATGACGGCCCTAACCCTTATGATCTCGGCAATCATGCGGATGTCTAACGATGTTGAGTTCATTGCGCAGGAACTCCAACAGGTAGTCTCAGCACACGACTCAGCTTGGATCGACGGTAAGTACTACGGCTCACTCGTCGCCAGAATCGGTAAAGTCCTAGGAGAGCACTTCGAGGCCGAGGGAATCCTCTCGGCAGCAGAGATACCGACTAAGCAAGAGCCCTCCCCAGCACCGCAGGAGATTAGGTCGGGAGAAACCGTAACTTTGACAAACGGTGGGGGCGTAAAGATAACTGCAGGCGCAGGATCTACGGCCGACGTGTGCCCAGCTTGTGGAGCACCGACACTTATCCACCAAGAAGGGTGTGCTAAGTGTACCCAGTGCGATTACTCTAATTGCGGGTGACCAACATGACCAACACCGAAGCAATCGAGAAGCTGATCACGTCACTACGGCGTGCAATGCTAGACATGAATGCCGCTACCGAAGCCCTAATGGATCAGTCAGAAGGTTCCACTGGGGTGCTACGGCTCATCAGGGGTGGGGTAGGATGTCGCCACCATTGGATGTCGTACGAAAGTAACAGTTGCCCAATATGCACCCTTATCACGATATCCAAGCACGCAACCTGCTGCAGCGCACAGCGTATCGCGAACAATGCGCTGAAAGGTAAGAAAGGACCCATGCCATGGCCAAACGACTGACGCTAAGCTTCCGGACGGGAACACCTCCGCAATGGGAGAAGTTCATCAAGGAGTATTCAGACCAAGTTTGCGAAGTCGACTGTCCAAGTCAGGTACGAGTTACACTGAATGATGCACGCTGGCGGCTAATGTGTGCCGTCCAACGTGAGGTCAACATGACCACTCGGTACGTACGCGACCCAGAGGGCAACGACCATTGGAAACTTCTACTTGCCAAACGGGGAAATAAGGGAGACTGTGAGGACTTCGCCCTCACAAAGCGTGCATTACTCCTAGAGGCTGGGTTTCCAGTGGGTGCCGTCTGGCCAGTAATATGTATGGAGAGAGACGTACCCCATATGGTCACAGTAGTCTCGACCACAAAGGCAGACTACGTAATGGATTTTGGCTGGCACAACTGGGTATACGACGTCACTGACTCTACACTGAAGTGGCTGTCCGCATACGACGGACAGTTCTGGCGTCTTGTATCGACGACTATACAAATGGATGCCGTATCAGACGGCCCTAAGCTGGATTCAAGATCCTAAGTACCACGGCGGGTTTCTGCCCTAACAAGAAACTCCCAATGGGCCTGCCTGTCAGCACCGTCGTTGACTGTAATCTGGGCAGTATAAAGGTCGTCGGGTATAAGTGTGAGCGTGTCTAACAGTGTGGCCCTATATTGCCCGTCGGAGGACGCGACATAATCCATTGTGAGCGGCCAAGTCGTCCCTGCAACCTCAACACCGTCCTTGTCGACTAGGGTGACCGTTACGGCAGCGGCGTTAACGAAGGTGTCTGCTACTACATCCTTAAGGTCGACAAGCTCAAGTAGGTTGTCATTCAGATCGAAGATCACTTGGGTCACGGTACTGTCTCCCTTACATCTGGCGTTCCTGATAACACCACGCTAGCATTCGGTGTCGCATTTAAGACTGCCCGTACTCTGAGGAGGGCTTGTAATATAACAGGCGCCCCTGTAAGTCCGATTCCTACTTGATTGAACATAGACAGGACCTGTGCACCCAAGCCGATAATAAACAGAGTGTGAGTACCAACCCCAGCCTGTACAAAGATAGCAAGTGTTTGTACTCCAACACCTACGATTAGGAGCGTACCCACACCGGTCTGTACAAAGATACCGAGGGTTTGGTTACCTACACCCACCATCAACTGTATACCCTCACCGGACTGCCTCAGCAGCAGTAATGTCTGTGCCCCCGACCCAACAAGTGTTTCAAGCCCAAAGCCCTGCTGTGACAACACACCCAGAGTCTGCACCCCCACACCTACAGGCAACATTATACCTACACCTAGTTGGGCTAGGAAGCCTAGAGTCTGAGCACCTACACCTACGAAGAGTTCAATGCCGGTTCCTGCTTGTGAAAGCAGCGCGAGCACTTGACCTCCAATACCTACAGGCTGCATTACCCCAATGCCAGACTGCTCAAACTGTATAAGTACTTGTGCACCTACGCCGGAAGGCCGCATCACCCCCACACCCGACTGTAGGAGAAAAGCGAGGATTTGGGCACCTTCACTGGTAATAGATACGATGTGAATGCCAGTGCCAGACTGAGCGAGTATGGTAAGTGTTTGTGCTCCTACGCCTACTGGCAGCATTACGCCTGTACCAGCCTGCAGGAGGTTTAGTAACACCTGACTGCCTACCCCGACGAACCTTACCACACCGGTACCAGCCTGCGCTAGATTAAGAAGGGTTTGGTCACCGATACCAGAGAATACCTCAATTCCGGTTCCCTCTTGAAGGAAGTTCAATAGCGTTTGGCTACCAACCCCCAATGGGTGCATTAATCCCGTACCAGACTGCTGTAGGTTAAGGAGTGTTTGGTCACCCACACCCGTGAAAACCAGAGTATGTACTCCCTCCCCAGATTGCGAGGGTACTCCTAAGGTTTGAGCACCTACACCTACGAATTGTTGTACACCGACGCCGGCTTGTGAGAACCCTCCGAGTGTTTGGTCACCCACACCCGTGAAAACCTGCACTCCTGCACCAGCTTGATTGAATGGCTCGAGAGTCTGGGCGCCAACACCCGTCGGTGCAACCTTATCGACAGTGATTCTTGGTGTAATTGAGTAGGTACCAAGCTCCGTCGATCCGTCGTAGATCCGAAAGTCGATTGTGTCTGTATCGTTGACATCAGCATCGATGATCGTAATACTGTACAGGACTTCGGTGTCCTGCTGTGGCGAATTGTCGATGGCGATATTAGCAACAGCCCCATCAACCTCGTCGACGAAACCGGCTGTGAAGGTATTCGGTCCTGCTAATCGCTCGGTGGTAACTTCACCGTCGGTTACTGCTCCTGCTGCAGCTTGGACTACCAAAGACGCACCGTTGACATCCGTGTACACGCCGGAGTTAAGGCTATAGCGAAGCTGCCCGGCGAGGTTGGCAACCATACCACCGTCGTTTGTAACCTCGATGCGTATCTGAAAGACGTTACCCGGCGTGCGAGAGATATCAGTATCGATCGAGCCGATGATTACCGCACCTGACTCGGTACCATCCTCGTAAAAGGCGAACGCAGCCTGGACGAAGTTAGCAGCTGTCATGTCATCGCCTCACAGCGTCGAACTTACGTTGGGCCGTCTTGTCTGCAAAGCCCGAGTCGGTACTTGCTCGAGCTTGCACCTTTGCCCATCCGTAGGGGTCCATCATCGAACCCCATAGTAGACATGTAACCTCTTTTGTGTGTTGGGTCAATGCCATCATGGCAGACAGATCCCCAGCGACTCCAATCCAACGCTCAATATCAGAACGCCAGAGGTAATAATCGGCAAAGTGGACCAGCTGACGGCCATGATTCCTATCCTCTTGCACAACGATCTGAACCTGAAACCGCCGGCCCGTTGGAACGATACTTGCGTCACCCCAACCATCTAGCGACGAACCGTCGGCATAGTAAATACGCCAGTGCATCGCTGCACCTTGAATAGGAAGGTTCGACGCCAGTTTGCGTCTCCTACTAACCTTAGGTCGCCGTTGGTCCCTGTGGAAGTCTGAACGTCCAAGCAGTCATGCTGACTGTGGCACCAGAGACGATAGCGTCGGTATTGAAAACGAAGTCAAAGGTGCCGACACCAGCTGAACCGTCGATGTGGTCGTTCAGCGGCGTCGGGAATGTATTGGACGAGGAGGCTCGACAGTGTGTCAACGTGCTAGTCGCATTGGCGTTGGTGTCGTCCGCGATTGCAGTCGCAGCGGCTTCCGCGTCGGGTGCCTGGTCAGCAGCCGCGTTGAACGCTGGCGTTCCGAGATCCAGGTCGAACAGGATCGTGCCAGTCAGCGCAGCGTCTGGGTCCACTGGCTGTGAGGCATCTACACCCTGGATCATCCCGTCGGCCGTACCCTCATCGAGTAGGTCGAGCGCCGGATCGAGTGCTGCGATGGCAAAGGCAATAGAGACATTCGTGTTGAGTGCCATCATGAGTTCAGGATGTGGGAAGGGGTCTGCCACACCGCCACCAGCCTTGCGTTCGTCTTCCTCGCCGGCGTAGATAGGCCAACGATGCGGTACGATGATCGGGACCACCTCGCGGTTCTCCGGCGTCTTTGAGAGCCCGTGGTACCGCCTGCGCTGGATGCTATACAGCGGTTCGATCTCGACTACACGAGTGCCGATAGGACGCTGGCCGATGATCACCTTGCCGATCTTGCCGGGGATGTGGTTCCCATTGGGGTCGATCGCCAGCTTGTCCGCCAGCATCTTGACGAGGACCTTGTCGTCGCGGGGGGAGAAGCGCTCCTTGGCGATCTTCTCGAATTCCGCAAGCGGTGTTTTGCCGAGGTTGTCTTTGAACCTCGGCAGTAGGTGCTCGAATTCGTCCTTGAAGTCCGCCTTGTAGAGGTTCTGCAACCCCCACTCGCGACCTCCAATGGCGACCTTCGGATCCCTCTTCGAGAACACGCTTGGCAGTGAGAAGTTTACTGCCCAATCCGCTGCGGCCTTGTCAAGGGTCTTGGTATCCAGGACACGTGTCATGATCGTTGTTCCTTCTACGTAAGTTGCGAACGCTGGAGTTTCGTCTTGTACTCACCCACACGATGGTCGAGGATACCCAACGCTACGGGGAAAGGTAGAAAATCCGTGAACTGTGTACGAGACTGTCTTAGTCGACCCGATCGGCTAATGCGCCAGAGTTCACCTGCGTGACGGTACCCGAACAGCTCGCGGGGATGTTTCGGTGCGATGTCGCAAGCATGAACTACTCTGTAGAGGTTAGCTGTTCTCTTTCTCCATGCACTCCTGAAGCTCCCGTCCCCGGATTTGGGTGCACCGAAAGTATAGCAGGCGTAACAGCCAACGATGAGACCAGCTACAGCTGCTACAGCACCACCAAGACTGTGGCCAGTGAAGATGACCTTCTTTCCTGGGTTCTTACGAATGACGTCACGAATGATAGGTTCTAAATGCCGAAAGTAGCCCAGGTATCCTTCGTGGACTTTATAAGTATTACTTAGCCCAACACCTAACAAGTCCATAAGGATGTTGTCGAGGACGTCCTCCCACGACCACCCACTCGTGACCTGTGTACCTCTGAAGGCAAACACGACCATATCGGAGTACGTCCATACCAAGACTTCAGCATTACCAGCTCTTAGAATGTACCCCAGCTTGGGGTTATCCTCATAGGCGTCCTCGCTAAGGGACGCACATACAGTAGCCAACGGTAGGTCGAACCCCGTATGGGTCATTACTCAGGAGTCCCCACTGCGGCAGGAGACAATCCGAGGATGAGCTGAATCGCGTCCAGAGTGTTAACGTCCAGCCTTGGTGCCCGACGTCCCGGGTCGGGGCCATCACATAGCAAGTCGATAGCAGCCAGCTTTGCCGGTGAGTCCTTGAACATGCGGTTGGTGGCCCCTCGCCCCGCTGCGCACTGTCCGGCTAGTAGGAGGGTAGCCTCGGCGTCCTTGGCAGCCCTTACGTCCTCGACGCTCTTGTCGATCCACGGGATCACAGTACTACAGCCCCACAGTGTGAGTGCCAGGACTGGAATCGCTAGTAGACGTGCGGGTGTCATGGCTGTCCTCCTTGGGTTAGTTCTTCGGTTGAGGTAGAAACCGCATGAGGAAACTGAAGATGGTGCCGAACGCGAGAGTTGCGATGCTTGCCTGCTCCGCAGTAAAGACGTGTAGATCCGCAGGCATAAACATGACGACAAGTACTGCGACTGCGCTGCCGACTGCACCGCCCGCAACTGTACGCCCATGACTCTGCCCCAAGGTCGGTGTTGGTGTCGGTGTCGAGGACATGATGTGACTCCTTGTAGTTGGACTATCTAATTATAGAATTGGTCAACCGAGAAATCAAGAGACCTCGGTTGTACCGAATTTGGCAAGCATTTGCGAATCAATCGATTCCCACGAGAATACGTCCCGTGGGCTAGAGAACGACCTAAGTTGTACGTGGGGCCAATCCCACCCCCAGGACAGCCCCGCTGATAGGAATCCTGCCTGCACTGCTTCGTCTGCGTAGAGGAAGTACCCGTTGATTTTCTGCCCGCCTCCAATGTCGGCTACCTTCTTGACTGACCACTCCGCTTGGTTGTTCAACAACCAGAAACAGTCGAGGGCTTCACCCCACTGATGCCAGGATAGACCTGGTAGAGCGTACGTCAGGTGTCTTCCGGCGCTAGGCGGCGAGTATTGAGGACCTACCATAAGCAGTACTTCGGCAAGGTAGGAGGCTCCATTCGCCTTTAGACGCTCCGTAGCGCGGGTTACTTCGAGTGTGCTGCGAGTGGATCTCCAGATACGAGCTTGTGCCCAGGGAGGACGCTCTGTGAAGAACGGTCTCATTGTGACACCCTGCTTTTCACAGGAGACCAGCAATGGGTCGACCTTGTCCCTGAACTCTGGAATTAGGGTATCCATATTTCTACTCATGCTAACCTCCCGCTGTCAATAGGGTGGTATACGAGGAGGCAACCGCTCCAAGATTCGCTCAAGCGTACGACTGGTCTTGCCTCGAAACTCGGCATTCCACTTGCTCTCGGACTCTATGCGCTCGATTAGGGCGCGTTGCTGAGCGGTCATCTCACCGATCTTTGCCTCGATTGTCTCGACGCTTTTTCGATTCTCGTCGGCCTTCTTCTCGGTTGCCCGTACGTCAGCGTAGAGTAGTGTACCGGTGAACGTACCTACTACTAGAAGTCCGAGTGCCGTAGACACATGGCGTACGAGAGTTGGTGGAACACCATTGTAGAGCTGTTTCAGTCCGTTTTTCCTATCCATCATGCGACCTTATGTTTGAGTTCAATACTAAATTGGGTATGAACGTTCTCGTTCGGATTACAGTAGAGCCACTACGGTGTTCGTCAACTCCTAAGCGGGCCAAGGCGTGCCGTCGCCGAAGGGGTCGGCGGCGGTGGGGTCGATGGCGTCGAGCTCGGCCTGATCTACAATTGCAGCTAGCTTCGGCGGAACGGTGTCGCGGACGTAGAGGTAGATGTCCTTGGCCCTCGTTTGCGCTACAGTGGCATTGCTGGCGAGATGAGACGCCCAGATCCCGGCTACGGTCTTGATCTGCTCCAAGCTATCCCAATCTCTCACCTCGACGGCGATCCGCGTCACGGCCTCGGCGATGAAGCCGTCCCCCTTCGCCCGTTTGAGTACGGCGAGGCTCGGCCCTGGAGGCGCCGCGAAGACCGCACCGTCGTAGGACCAGCCAATCTCGGGCTGTGGGGTCACCCCGGCGAGATCGGCCCAAGTCATGGCCGGCGCAACTGGAAATTCAGCGGCAGAAATCTGGACCACAAGGTTTTTGAAGACAAGTGCAAACATCATGAATACTCCCATACAATGACCACGCCATCGGCGCCATCGCCGCCGGCCCGCGCCGTGGCGGTACCGCCGCCGCCGCCGCCGCCGCCGCCGCCGTAGTCCCCACCGACGCCGCCGGCAGCTTGCACATCGCCCAGGCCGCCGCCGCCCAAGAAGGAGTTCCCGCCGACGCCCACCACCGCGGCGCCCCCATCGCTGTGTCCGCCGGCGCTGCCGTCCAGGTTGATATCCCCGCTGCTGCCGCTGCCGCCAGCGCCACCGGGGTCGAAGCCGCCGGTGCTGGTACCGCCGCCGCCGCCGGTGGCGCTGGCGTGGGCGCCGAGCGAGCTGGTGCCCCCGGCACTGCCGTTATTGTTGCCGGCGGCGCCACCCGCACCGCCGGTGCCAACGGTGACGGTCTCGCTGGAGATGGCCGAGACATCGACGAGTTTCTTAGAGTAGCCACCGCCAGCGCCGCCACTGCCCGACTCGCTGGCGGCAGCGCCGCCGCCGCCGCCGCCGCCGCCGCAGACCTCGATGACCACCCGGGTGATGCCGGCCGGCTTGTTCCAGGTGTCGTCCGCGGTGAAAACCTGGACCGAACGCAGGCCGCCGCCGCCCGTACCCACGGTCCGCTCGTCGGTGATATCGGCGTTGGCGATCTCGCTGGTCGAGGTGGCGAGTAGCACTTGCGCGACCGGTAGCTTGCCGTTGGGGATAGCAGGCGGCACCGGGCTTGCGTCTTCGACGCCGGTTACCACCGAGACCGCGCCGGTCGCATTGTCGATCACCACCCGGTCGATGCGCGGATCGACCGAGGGCGCGGTGATGGTGCCGGTCGATTGGGCCGCCACCTCGGTGAGCGTGCTGCCGTCGAAGAGCGCGCCGGCTTCCAGCAGCACGGTCATGTCCGGGGCCGCCTGTTCGTGCGGGGCGAAGGCCCAGGCGAGGCGGTCGAGCACCGCGAAGCCGGCGTCGATGTTGGCCTTGTAGACCGCCGCCGTCTGGCTGGTGAAGTCCGGCAGAATTGGGGTTGCTGCGTCACCCATGTTTTACACTCCCGTATTATGGTTAAGTGTCATCTCGTCAGGCCCCTCTAGCCGACCAGTCGACCGTGCCACCAACGTCGCTGCCGCCGGTGTTGAAGACGTGAGCGGTAAAGCCGCTGGTAGTAACACTGTCCTTGGTAGCAATGCGCGCCGCAGCGGCGTCCGCTGTGACTGTTACGCGTGGTGCCACGTGGAAAGTCCGCGCGAAGGAGATAGCCTGGCCGCTAGCAGCTACGGCGACTGATGTCGCGCCCTCATCGCGCTCCAAGAGATCGACAGTCGGCTTGAAGCCGGTCACCTTGGCCACGCCCTTGGAGGTGTCCAAAACTAAGCGATGCTTGATAAAGCGCGCCTCCAGGTTGCCGATGGTCCAGGGCTCGAAGCCGTCGAAGCCATCGGCCGCCTTGCGGTAGTCGACCTCGAAGGCAGGTGCCGCCACGCCTACGGTCTCGCCGGGTCCGAGCACCGAGGCGATGTCGCCCCAGACGCGGACCGTGTCGTCGAAGTCGATGTCGAACTCTGGCGCCTCGTAGATTGCGATTGCTACAGGGTTAACTACGAAAATATCGAAGGTATCAAAGTCGTCGTCGGAGGCAAGGTTTTGTGAGTCGGGTACCAGAACGCCTGTGTAATGCTTGACCATATCGGTAAGCGTGCCTAGCCAACGCGGCGCCTGCTCGGTCTGCAGGATGATATCGAAGTCCTCTGCGACTACGGTTACGTCAGCACTTACCGCGTTGGCTGATTCGTTGCCGCTGGTGTCCTTGGCCTTGATCAGGGTGGTCCAGACGCCCGGCGGCAGGTGGGCGTTGGTGATCGCAGTGCCTCGAGTCACTTCGGTTAGCGGCGTAGCATCTGCCCAGACCGTAGTACCTTGGGGATTATAGCGGATTTCGTAGCCGGCGAGGTCGATATCTATCACCTGAACCCAACTAAAGTTGACGACGTTACCATTCTGTGCCGCGGAGAACCCTGTGACATCCCTCGGTAGCGCTGTTTTACCTACTACCGTATGACCTGTAACAGTAGCTGACCAGGGGTCACTAATATCCGAGGCTACATTCAGACTGTTAAGGGCACGGATGCGTAGATCGTAGCTCACTCCATCCTCAACATCCCAAACGAATACCTCAGTTGTGTCGCCGGGCACCGGTGCGAGTTGAGTCCAGTCGCTGTCTGCAGTCTTCTTGAACTGGACTTCAATCTTGCCGCCTACAGTAACGAAGATGTCCGCAGGGGCGGTCCAAGTCGCCTTGATACGCGACACTACAGTACCGTCGGCTTTCAGGAACAGGGACGCCGTGCCAGAGGCTAAGGCCAATCCCGTCGGAGGCTCCACGATGAAGGGGTCGGGAAGGTTAGTATCGGGAGCTGGGTCAATGTTTATCTCGTCGCCAGGACCGAAATCATAAACCGCAGCAGCTTCCTCTTGAAACGTTAAATCGACACCGCCATCCCCCGCAAGTGCCCACTCTAAAAGCCGGAACTCCTTGTCAACGAACCCAGCCTGCGCAATAGAAAGTGTTACTACATCCCAAGGGGCGAGCTCCAACTGCGTAAGTTTGGCGGGGAACTTGACGGTTATGCCCTGTCGTGCTCGCAGAAGGAGTAGGTTGGCAATCCGTTGCGCGCGCGTCTTGTCCGTAGTGAATAGGAGTTCTATTTCGTTGAATACCCGCTCGTTGTTATCCTCTGCCTCGAATGTTGCATTGGTAATGGGAGGAAAGTCTGTAAGGCTGTAAGGGGCTTTATCATCATTGGCGTCGGTGAAAGTCCCACGAACTGCGTTGAATGCCTCGCTAATACTTGGCCGGGGTATCACAGTAATCTTACCACGAAGGTCACTTTCATCGAGAGTGCTTGTGGGAGTTGTCGCTGATCCTGCGTAACCACGAAATGTCCCTTGCTGATAAACTAGAGTACCTGCGGAGGAGGTTAGTAGGTCATCCATAATTGATGCGGGTTTCTGATCAACTTTGAATGACCCGTCGCATGTATACCTAAGCTGGGAGTCACGCGTTACAGTGTGCGTGCCAGAACCTGTAGTGGTTATGTCGATTACTATGCCGGCAAGAGCGTTCGCCAAAGTAGTTGCTACCCTAAGTGAGTTAACTAGGTACGGGGCCACATAGTAGTCAGTGGCAGCTACTAGCGGACTGGGAAGTGTACCAGTAGTAGTAACTTGTACTATGTCACCCAGACCCCACTTGCGCGCACCAGTGAAATTCAATGTGTCTTGCGACGTCGTAACTGTAAAGGCTCGGGGGTCAGCTGTAACTGTGACTTGTTCATCACAAACGTTAGCTGCAGCTACCCAGGAGGACTCATGAATCTCAGTGAGGGGTGCGACGAACCCAAAATCCGACATGAGGTAGTCAAGTTGGCACAGTGCAGCGTTATTTGAGAAGGACCTCACGGAGGGGTTGCCTGGATCAAGTCTCGGATCCCAAACCTCACGTCCTCTTACGACCGCACGCACATTCGGGATGCCGGTCGGAAAGACATCCTGATTCCATTGGAGGCGTGGGTAGACGTAAGCGATACCCCTCCCTCGGTGTTCCGATGTAAAGTTGGTCTCGGCGACAAGGTCTGAGTCGGCTGTCTGTGCGGCAGCTCCTAGGTGCTTTTTGATCCTGACGAGACCCGCAAATCTCGTCCCTGTAACATTGCCAGATCCGTCTATCTGTGTATCGTCAATTTCGACATCATTCAGCCAGACACTATCAATTGCTGTTATTTCGTGCGTAGTCAGTGCAACTACCAAGTGAAGGTTCTTATTAGATGCTCCTGAACTCTCGGCAAAAATCAACGGGCCGGAAACCATAGTAGTACCGTAGATAACTTGCCGCGCTTCGGTAGACCCGCGCACAACATGCTTGCGCCCAGACTCCTTAAGGCCAGGAGCTTTGGGTTTAGGTGATAAAGCCCGCGAGATCAGAGACAGCACAATGGAGATCGCGATACTTACGAGAACCTTGAAAACGATTGCTTGCGGCATTATGAGGTCCTCCAGGCGCGCCGCGCAAAGGTAATGGGATGCTGTATGAAACCCACCCTAGAAGCGAAGGCGGCCCTCTCACCTAGACAAACTCCCAACGAGTCGCTTAGCACCCTAACGGCTGCTTCATCAGACTCACTGTGAGCGTGTATCTCAGCCAGTACGATATCACCACGCCTCGCCATTAGTATGGACACCTCCTCACATCCGTACTCCTGTGCAGCCTTCTCTACTGCCTGTTCAAGACCGCCACCGGCGAGGCTCCTGAGGAGCATGTAAGCTCCACGTCTGGTCTTGTACCGACCCCGTACGTGCTCTGCAAAATCAACCCCACAAATGGCTTGAACCACATCGCAGGTGAAGAGCACACAATCGTGCTCACCCCAAACAAACGGAGTCCTCCGACGCAATGCAAGTTCTTGCGCCAGTATATCCTGCCAGTTTGGTAAGCGGTTCATACCCGGAACGCTCCGCCATAAGCCTCGTTCTCGGTTTGCCCCTCGTCGCTCGACACATCCCTGTCGCTGCCTTCGCGGCCGCCTTCTTCGCGATTATCACCTCCACTAGGCTCCGATACGAACGTGGTTGTTGAGCTTGGATTTACGGTCACAGCCCTTGGCACTCCTCCTGCACTAATACCCCAGAAGATCTCCTTATCCACAGTTTGGTTGAGGAACTCAAAGAACTTGTCTCCGGGGAATAATTGCTGCTGTGCCTCGTTAGTGTAACGCTGGATCTTAGGACGCTCCCAGGTTATAAGTCTCGACTCGAGGATCACCATGATAGTGGCTGTCTCACCGAAGTCGACTGTGGTATTATCAATTAACCCGGAGAAAACCAGAACAGGATCTATAACGAGTCCGAAGTCTGCATCAAAGAATCCCACCCAGACCTTACCAGGTCTCCTTTGGGCGTTCTCAAAAGCTGCGGAGACAAATACTGGGTCGATACCAGACAAGGCAAGCTTAACACCTTGAGCTTGGAGTCCTGCTCCCTCACCAATTACGGATATCGACCCCAAATCACCAACGCCGCTATACGGGTTACCATTAAAGGTAACTTCCCTGTCGGTTGAATTGACACGAACAAAGCCCCCTGGGTAGTCGAGCTCTACAAACACGAACGGCCGAGGTACTTCGGCTTTACTCTCTGTGATCGCCGCCGGTGTTGCGTCACGACTCATGAGAACGCCTCAATCCCTATAAAGCTCATACCGTAGAAGGCAGCTGTAGCCAGATCCCAATTAGCTGAGTCATCGTCCTCCAACATCATGGTTACCTTTGGATTGACAAGGACGAGTGGTGCATTATCGGATGGTGGGGCTCGTAACGACGGTGTGAAGGCAATCGTAGCATCTCCAGCACCATCACTATCGACGGACGCAGTGACCATCTTGAGCTCGCCGTTTACCTCGAAGTAGTCACCAGGCAGTAGTAGACCGGCAGTACTTATGGCCCAATCGTCGGTGGTAAGAGACTTGCCAGTCTGGGAGGAGCCTTTCACGAGAGGGGAGTCACTGCCGCCGGACCCCAGTGGGCTTGTCGCGGCTGGATCGAACCCAAAGAAACGCCCGGATCGACCTTCCAACTCGGCCAGAAACGCGACCCACGGGGCTGCTATCGGCCGCTTCATTGGCTTTAGTTCGTACCTACCTCGCCAACGCGTTCCCGTCCGCTCGAGTGTTTGGACTGTTTTATCTAACGGGGAGCTAAAGGTTTGGGTATTTGCTACCAACCCAAAGTTGAAGGCTGTAAACACATCTGTCGTTGGCATGAATAGTGTTGCCATTATCGTGCTCCGAAGGCGCTCCTGCTGAATCCATGCCGGCGCGAGTCACCAACCACATTAAGAGCTCGCCTCTCGAGTGAACCGTCGATATAGAGGACGAAACGCTCCAAACGACGAACGGCAGCACTTGAAGCCCCTCTCATATCGACGACAAAATGGTTAGTCACACCGCCGCCGCCGCCCTTTAATGCCGCCTCCTGTGCTAGCGTGCGTACAGTCTCACCTCGGTGCAAGATAGTAGGCACTTCATCTGAAGCAAGACCAGCTACGCCGCCAAGCTCGAGGCTCTGTGCATTCCGAAAGACCGACGCCGACACGTTACGTTTTGGCATCGAAGACGAGCCAATTTTACCACCACCGTGGGCTGTTACAGCCCCAAAGACAACATCCGAGATCGCCCCAAACAGTAGTCCTGTTCCCTTCTTCAGGAAGAACGAAGCGAGATCCTTAAGGAGTCCAGCAAGTACGCTGCGAAGGTTCTCACCTTCGATAATTGCGGACTCAAAGGCAGACGCAAGGGCATCCTCGAACCCTTTGGCAACATCCTTTAGCTCCTCAAACTGAGTTTGAACCCTATCGAATACGTCAAGCTTGTCAGCAAATTCCTGCACTGTCGGCAGCATTGCTCGGAACGTTTCCGACATCTTAGCAAGCGTCTCGGCATATTTTCTAATGGCGTCTTCCTTCGCGAATTGCTTCTGCAAGACCTCGAATGCACCAATGCCCCTGCCCATTGCCTCCATTTCACGGTCCATACGGCTTAATTGCTCGCTGAGATCGCGCATGATCTTGGGAGACCTCTCGAAAGTCTTTAGCATATCCTTCCACTGGTCTTCTGCCAAGCGCGTCTGGAATACTAATTGTCTGAGTGCCTCAACCGGTTCCATTCCTGTGATGCCTAGCTCCGCCAACTTTGCGTTGAGAGCGTCCAACTCCTCCGTACTAAGATCCTTGAGGATGTCTTGGGCTTCGAATAAGGCATCGAGGAACGCAGGAGTATCTGCTCCCTTCTTACCCAGAGATGCCATCTGCTGCTCTGCACGTTCTAGCGCCAACCCAAGCTCCTCGACCTTATCCGTAGCCCTCTTCATGGCCTTCGAAACTTCGTCTGCGTCGCCGCCTAACGGCTTGATACCCTTATCTACGAGCGTCTGCAAGGCCTCTATCTGCTTACGAAACTTTGCAAGACTTGCGTCCATCTCTTCGAGTTCTTCTGTGGAGAATTGCAAAGCAAGACTACGGCCGATGGTCTTGGGAAGAGCTGCAATAAAGTCCCTTACGGCTTGTGCTTCTGCTTCGAGGACCTTTAGGTGCTGAAGACGCACAGCGATCATCGTCTTCGTCTGCGCTAACTGCAGGCTATTACGAAGCTCCTCGACCTCAAGTAACTCTTCTGTTTCCTCCATTAGCCTCCGCGTTTTGTTTGCGGACTCGTCGATAGCACTAGTAAGTAGGAAGAACGCTCCTGTACCAGCAGCGACTCCAGCCACCAACCTAGCGATCCAGCCTGTAAGAGCTGCTGCCGGATTGGCAAGCATCGCAAGGTTAAGCCCCCATACAGCAGCGGTTAGAAGCTTGATACCGCTCCAGAGGAGTTTGACACCCGCTACAATTTGGGGTGCGAATACAATCGCGAAGGTTACACCGAAGGCAGCAGCGGCCGCACCTGCGTTGTCAAGGTTCTCAGTTAGGAACTTTATGCTAGCCGTCAGCGTATCAATAGCGCCAATTGCAACGCCCGATGTATCAATCAACTCCTCAAGACGTAGGTTGAACTCGAATTGGGCGTTGTCCATACGGTTGACTGCGGCTGTGAAAGTCTGTGCCGACTTCAAAGCCTGCTCGCCGAATGTCTCCTGCATAGCCTCGCCAATTGGGATGATAAACTTTTCCGCGATCAGCTCACCGGCTTTGAGCATTCTGGCAAATTCAGCCCGGGTTGCCCCAATCTTTTTCCGCACGATCTCAAAGCCGCCTGCAAGACGCTCACCGAACTGACCGCGCAACTCCTCTGACTGAATGACACCCTTGGACATCATTTGGGTGAGAGCACGGAAGAGGCCGGTTTGCGTCTCAGTGGGCAACCTCAATGCAGTAACAGCTGATAGAACGCCCTCAAAGATTGTACGAACGCCCTGCCCCTCAACTTTGGTATCACGTGCTGCAGCCGCGAACTGTGCGAAGGCTTCTGCGGTAGCAGACACCTTTTGCCCCATTCTATCAGCGACTTCCGAGACGAACTCGAACTCCTTTTTGGCGAAGAACGCCGATCCGGTGGCCTGCTGCATCGCGCCCATAATCTTGTCCATCTGGACGCGCGCCTGGATCGTGGCGGCGAACAGTTTGGTGAAGGCTACGACGAGACCAGTAATACCGGCAATCATGCCGACAATCATCAGTGTTGAACGGTTGGCAATCGCCCCCAAGGCGCGAATACGAGCACCAATCCCTGACAGAGGACCAACTGCTAGAACTGAGGCAGATTCCAAGTCCCGCATGACTTCCGTCATGCGTCCAAGCCCCTTAGCTGCACGTCCCGTTTTGAGGGTTCTCAAGGCGCGGCTGCTCTTACCCATTGACGCCTGGAATCTACCCTGAAGGCGTAGTTGGTCCTTAAGGGTGAGATTCGTCCGCGTCATCCCCTTAGTAAAGGCTTGGAATGAACGGGTATTCGCAGCAATAAGCTCCGGCTTGCCGCCAGAAGCGCGGATTGCTTGATTTAGGTTGAGAACCTGCTGGAGTGCCTGGCGGATCGCCTGCTCTTGGCGAGCTAGCGCACTGACTTGCTTCTGCGCCCCTTCCTCTTGACTCCGAGCCGTCTTGTCGATTGCACGCCCGAACTCGTGGAGTACCCGAACCGACTTATCCAGGCCTTTTGTATCGGCTCCGAGGCCGAATGTAACTGAGCCTAGATCCAAGACGGCCAATATTACCTCCTATTACCTACTGCCAGTTACGGGCTTCGCGTAGGAGCCCCGCCGATCACCGGCTAAAACCCGTATTGTAATATGCGGTCACTTGTGTTACCTATTGCTCCCACCTGTCGCCTTATAATAACCCATCCCAGAGAGCTTACTTTTGAACCTACCTATCTTGCCACCACCGGACGAGGACGAACCACCATCTGGGTTCTTCATATTAAGAAAGGCACACCAACGTATGAATTCGTCTGGTGGCATGCACTCGAGGACCTCCCACTCAAACTTTCCTAGGCACTCGGCGACGACGAGGACGTTGTATCGTCGGAGGTCTCTCCTAAGTTTCCCTCCGCTTCCTTAATGTCCTTGTCGCTTACTCCCATCAGCTTGTTGATGACATCCTGGACCTTCTGGAAGTCCTCTCCGAAAGGGAGTCCCAAAACCATATCGAGGTCGGCATCGTCGAAGAGCCTGGTGTCGGTACCGGGGACGTAGCAGAACTCAAGGAACGCAAGGCCGATGGCTACCTTACGGTCCTCGGACAGCTTCTCCTGCAGCTCGAGGACACGTCCTAATGTAGTCTGTCGGATGTCGATCGTAGTCCCGAAGGCCTCAACCGACTCGCGCTTGAATACGTCCGAGCTGAAAACTTGCGATCGGACTTTGTCTCGTAATGTCTGTTCTTCCGACGTCATAGCGGGTTACTCCTCTCGGGTTGGTTAGGTACGTACTGTTACCACGATGTTTTACTGGTCTGTACTGGTATTTACCTAGTAGCGGTGTTGTGGTCAGCCGGTACCGACGTCGGTCGGTGTATCGTCACCGGCGAAGTTAGCAGCGAACTCGTTCATGGCTTCGATGCCACCTGTGAGTGATACGTCCGCGACCATGCAAGTGCCTGTTTGCCCGTTCGTCCCGTCGTACAGATATTGCACGTCGATGATGGTCTGATCGATCCACGACTGCAAGATGATCTGAACTGCCTGCGACAGGGTAGTCGCCGCATCATGGATCCAGTTAAACGGAGTGAGCATCAGGGCTTCGTCTGGGACGAACTGGACGAAGGTGGCCGTTTCCTCTTCGAGGTCGCCGACGTTACCGGACTGCCCTTCGGCAGACGGCTTGAAGAAGCCACGGCCGATCGAGAGGCTGTTCCCATCAGGATTGACCTCAAGGATGAGCTCAGTACGTGCACGAAGTAGCGCGCGAAGACCAGATGCGACGTCGTAGATACCGCCGAGCTCCAGGGCTACGGTGCGTAGCCCGGGGGCCACAGTTCTGTACCCGTCGTTTCCCTGTGCAGTCTCGAAGTCGGTCTCATCGACTACGGCCGCGGTCTGTGTGAGTGTGAACGTCCGCCCCTTGCCGAGCTGCGTCATTGGGAAATAGGAGATGTCGACCGTAATTACGCCAAGGACTGTATAGGAGTCGAGGAACTTGACGCGGCCGAAGAGGTAATCGATCCACTCGACTTCGGCAGTCTCGTCAGAGGCATCGTCGTAGACCACTACCGTATCCGAGCGATCCCAGACGTCCTTCACTTTGTCGGTGACCTCATAAATCTGTCCAGACTCCTGAGACATCGCCTCGCCGTCTGCGACGACGGCAGCTCCCGGTTGCAGGAGCTTCGCGACGTAACCAGCAAAACCTTTATAAAGAGCGTTTGCGTTCGCTGCCCAGCCCAGAAGGCCGGGCTGGTTTGACTGGAACGTATGGCCGAAGATCGTGTCGTCGAGCTGCTCGGCGTTGTCGTTAAACTCGCCAGTGCCCCCAGGCAAGGTATACCAGTTCGATCCTGAATCGTCGGAAACTTGGACTATCTTTGCTGTAGTTGCAACCATTGTAGGCTCTCCTTCTTACAAGGACTGTCTGTACGTTCCTGTCGCGGGCTCTATAATCAACCTGAAGTTGATCGTAAACCTGGGCCTGTTTGTTTGATCAAGCCCAATGTACGCAGGTCCCGAGGTAGCAATGATACTATTCCAACGGTCGCCGTTTAAGTCCAGACTGGGAATGCTGTGCAACTCGTCTAGCACCTCTTGGGCCTTCGTCTTTGCGGCTTGGTATCCACCAGGAGCTCCTCGTATCATTGTCTGGACGCGAGGAAAGTCGATAAGCCACTTTGGCATTGGCCCAGGACCAGCAAACTCTCGGACTGCAATCGTCGTATCGGGCTTTGAGGGCTCAGGGCCGATAAATATGCCCCAACCTGTTTGGGCGCTAAAGACACCTACGCCAGCTGCTACAAGCAGGTCTCTAATGCCGTCCTCGACTGCAACCATGATAGTACCTTACAGTCCTAGCGTCTGGCTGTAAACGTGCCCCGCTTGGTCAAGCATCCCAGCGATATGTTCGTCCGCGGCCTGCTCGAGGAACTTTGCTTGTGTCGGCGGCGCGTGGAACACATCCAGGTCTTCGTGGACCTTCGCTGCGTAGTGTGGCACGCCACCCTTACCATATCCGACCTCACCAACGGTCAGACCCCGTCTCTGCCGCGTCTCGATGTAGCCTGACTTCTTCAGGGCACCAGTGTCAAAAGGCACTAACTCTTGAGAGCGATCGAATACTGGTTGTAACATCTGGCGAATGGCTTCTGGGGTGTCGGCACGTAACGTCTCGATAAGCCTCGTGTAGCTCTTCTCGACTGTCACCATCTGGGAACGGACAGCACGAGCATAACCAGCCTGCCACGGGGCGAGGCCTGTGGTTACTCTCTGCGGTCCAACTCTGAAGCGTGCAAGACGACCTGCCATTTCACATGTATGCCTTTCGGCAAAATGAGAGGTTCCTGAGATCTGGGGTCTTGTCGAATCTCTCCACCTGATATGCAATCTTATCGTCCGTTAGGTTGGTCGGATTCGCTTCGGAGGTCTCTCCCAACATGAGATAGTCCTCGGTAAGGACGTCGGCGGAGAGGTATGCGATTGCCTTGCTGATCGTCTCCTTGCCCGCATCCGATAGGAATCGCTCGGAAATGGCTTCCCATCGTCCGTCGAGTGTCGTCGGCAAAGCAAACGTATAGCCCCCATAGCCGTTGGGAGTAACTACCCAATGGGTTACTCTATCGAAGAAGTCATCAGGCATCGACTATACCCTATACTGTTCTGAACTGTGCGTCTCTTGTCGAGGTAACTTGCTCGGCTAGTACCCCGGAGGAATCAAGGGCGAGGGCTTGCTGCCCAAAGCGGGTCATATTCAAACCCTCGCCAACCTTGATATCATAGTCCTCCTCGGAGGAACCCTTACTGGACTTCTTAAGGGCGCCACGCTCCTCAGCGACTGCAGTATAGTGAGCGGACAGCCAGAGCTCGATCGTCTTCAACCGAGCGTCTGACATGCCCTGGTCTGAAAGGGACTCATCAACGATCAGACTCGCCGTGTCAATAAAGGGAGCCACGTCGAAGTTAGTCGCGATAAGCCCTTGTACTTCCTCTTTGGTCACGCGAGGCATATTTCACCTCACTCGTCGGCGTTGTCAGGATTGTCCCCACCATCGGGGTCAGGTTCCCCATCGCCGCCGTTTCCGTCACCGTTACCAGGATCTTCCGGCTCGGGCGGCGGTGGTTCTGTCGCCAAGGTTTGTGGCGCCGTCTGGAGGATGTCCTTGAAGGCAACGATCTGGGCTTCCGTCATCTCGACGGCGCAAGGCCCGACGAACTTTTCCCGTCGGAACTTGCCCTTCCTGCCGGTTTTGGGGTAGACTGCATTGAACTTCATGCCCGGCCGAAGGTATACGGTTCTGGTTCTGGCTTGCGCGGGTGCCATAGTTGGACTCCTCAGCTGTAGTGGACGATACCGGACTGCAGTGTGTAGTCCGAACGGATACGTGGCAGAATGATCGCGAGGACCTTGAAGTTGACGATCATCCCACCTTGGGCATCCCACTGGACGCTTCTGGGTTGGATGCCATCGATGACTTCGATCACATCGGACGTAAGCTGTGCGAGCACGACGTTACTCGCCGTCAGACGCTCGGTCGGGCGGATAAACGTGATGTTCGACAGCTGATTCAGACGCTCTCGGATGGTCTTATCCGAGTTCGCCTTGTAGTCGTTGTCGAGTCGATCGTCGAACGGCTCCGGGATGTAAATCCCGTACGGACCGAACATATGATCGGCCTTGGCATCCGCCTTCATTTGGATGACCTGGTCGACGATGTCCTCGCCCGTAACGCCGGATGTATCCGTCCAGTCGACGCTGGATCCCGTGTTGCGGTCCGGGGCGGTCGTGAGCCCGTAGACCGTACCGCCGACCGCCTGCAAGGTTAGGCCGTTGACGAAGGTGTCCTCGATCAACTCTGCCACCTTCCTGGTCGCAACTCGTGCCTGCGTGACGTCGATGGTCTCGCCGAGCCTACGTGAGGCGGAAAGGTGCCGAATGTTGAGCGTGAACTCCTTGTGGAAGAGCGGGATGGGCATGGTCTGCAGCTGGAAGAGAATACGGTCGTACTCGCCCTCCGTCACACCTGCCATACTCACCTGCGCCGGATCCATGTCGGAGACACGTTCCCACTGTAGTACTGTCGCCCCCATTGCGTTTTGCAGGGGGAACCGAAGCCCGCGACTGATAAGATCCTGAACGAGACCGAGTCGCTCACGGGCAACGTCGACGATGGCTGTATCGAACAGGAGCCACTCTTCCTTACGGAGGAGGTCCAACGTCCTGAGTGAGTTGGCTTTGAACCCACCGTTTAGGAGGCGCGCTGCGACAGACCCGAACGCCTGAGCACCGCTCCCGCCGAGACCTGTGATGACATCGATTTCCGCGGGCCCAGCGGCACTTGTGATGACCTGACCTTCGGGCATGTTACAATACCTCCATCTTGATGAAAACCTCGGTGCCGCCACCAGAGTTGTCAACGGCCTCGAGAGCCATACCGACGACGGAGCGACGTTCGCTTTCTTCGGTTGCAGCGGCCGTGGTTAGGACACGGAGGGTACCGTCACCAGCAGACTCGAGATAGACGCCGATAACGATTGCATCAGCCGATGCGGCTAGGACCGCGAGGATCTCGACGCCAGGAGCGCAGACCATGCAGAGCACTTGATCACCGACCGAGTAAGCATCGGTAATTTCCTCACCGGCGAGCTCGTTCTCGAATGCGAACATCGAGGACTGATTTTCGGCCGCGGCTGCGTGGGGATCGACTTCGCCATCGGCGGCGAGTGCGAGCAGGTACCCCGGATTGATTGCGGTACCTGCGACATACTCCTTCCGAGTGACTTTGTCTCGCCCCTTGAGTAGGATAGTGTTTGCCATTGGGTGATTCCCTCCTTAGGCGGACTTGCGTTCGGGAAGAACGAAGACGTTCGGGGCATCCGGAACTGCATTCGGATCTTCCGCGTGTGTGCGGAGGCCACCACCTTGACCACCGTAGTCAGGAATGTTGGCGATCTTGGCGAGCTTTTCGAGTCCGCCGAGACTCATCCCCTTGAGCTCGTCCTCCGTGTAGGTACAACGCTCGTTGGCTTGGAGGCCCTTGACGAGGTCGTCCCTACGCTGGTTACGAAGGGAAACCCCCTCGTTGAGTACTTCGGCGATCTCCGCCGGCGCTGCGGCGAGAAACTGCTCCGTGGTAGGCGCTTCCGTACCCTTTGAGGTTGCAGCCGCCTTCTTCTTGGCCTCCTCGGCTGCCGCGTTTGCTGCTACCTCCGCAGCTTTCTTCTCCACCTCCGTTGGAGAGGCCTTCTCCGGCGCTTTGGGTTCGAGGGCTTCCAACTGGCTCATGTTCAACGTCGCGAGCCAGTCTTTGTGGTCGTCGTCGAAGTTGGTCCGCTCGTTCGCTACGAGCGCATCCACCTTCTGAGTGATCTTGGCATCGGGCATGGTAGTATCTCCCTCCTCATGTTGGGATGCCGCTACGAACTCGGTAATGGGCCTGACCTCTGTAACCTTCTTTCCAAGGGTTGCGTTACCCTTGTTGTCGAGGGTGAAGTCCCGCTTCAGGAGCTTCCCAGAAAAGTCAGGCTCATACACGAACGAGGTACTGAACAAGGCGATGATGAATGGAAACTCCGTTTCGCCCTCCTTCTCGAGGGCTATTAACAAGGACGTCTTCGTGTCACGGTCGCTCAACTCCTTGTTGGTACGGAGTGCAACCTCCTCATCGCCTGACTTAAACGAGATGAGACCCAGGAACTTCGTCACGAACGTCCTAAAGCCCCCTTCCGTATTCGGGGTGATCGACGGTGGCGGATCATCAATGACGTCCCCACCAGCCGAATTCTGTTTTGTTGCCCCGGCTTTCTTCTTTTTTGCCTCTTCATCTTCCTCTGGGTCGTGCTTTGCCATGTCACGCTCCTTGCTCGTGAAACACGTGCAGTCGGGACCACACGATGTGGGTTCGCCTGCTGAGTTGACTCTGGGTGCACCACAGCCATCCTCGACCGAGCAGGCCCCTGTAAGGCCTGGCGGGAGGATTGCGAGGTGATCGGGGGTAACATTGCGCCAGATGCCGTCGAAGGCCTTACCGTTGAACGTGCCTTTGCGCATCTCTACGTCGGTAAACAAGCCGGTGGAAACTTCGGTGATCTCACCGTCTTGCAGGGCTTGGACTGCCTCCTTGACGTCGTCGCCTAGCTCGTCCACACGCTCCAGGTTGATCCACATCTCCTGTTTGAGTTTACCTTCGTCGAGAGTCGTGTTGAACAACATACCGAAAGACTCCTCTTGGAGAACTATCGGCTGGTTCGCGGATACTTTTAGGCCGTTTACGACCGGATGGTCAAGGACGATGGGACGGCCATTCCAGCCCTCTGGATGGTGGGCAAACTCGGAGGCGAGTGCAAGCTCCGCTATCGGCGAGTTTGACGGCCGTACTACACCTTCGACAAGAGCGACAACCGGAACGACTAAGTGGTCCTGACCCATGAAGGTATCAGTCCGGATGGCCTCCGTGTCGGCTTCCGCTAGGATGTATAACGCTGAGTTACCCTTGGGCATTTCTAAACCTCGGTCGACCTACCATTATTATATAGACCCACAAGATCGAAATCAAGAGGGTTTTTAGGGTTAACTATACTCACGCATCATATAGCTTTTCCCTCTTTTGGTTCGACTGTACTCCAATAGCTACCGTGTGCTGCTATGCACGTGAGATTACCAGGAAAGGTCGTCAGTATTGTCCAAGATTTAGTAGAAACGTTCACGAGGGTCTCAGTAAGCGCGCCATTGGAGAGAATGCCAATACTAACTACAATCTCACCGTACTCACGCCGCAAAGTGTCAATCATAGCCTCGTGCGTACCGCACCTAGGAACCGCAAGTGTAGGAGACGGCCACGATGTGAGTGCCAGTGACAACGCTAGGAGTGCGACGAATACTGTTGTAATGACCTTATTCATGCCCACTACCCCAACTGCCTGACGTTGCCAGTTGTCTCAACCTGGTCGGTTTGTTGCTCGCCGAGCTCTTCCTTGGCGTCCTCATCCAACTCATCATCGTCGCCGTCACCGTCACCGACACTAGCACCAAGCTGTGATGGCGCACCTTTTGCGGGAAGGCCGGCGATAACACGAGCTTCCTCGATGGTCGTGATGACCATTGGATTGGATTTCGTACCTTGCTTAGCAAGGTTTGCTACGGAGCGTGCGCTCTGTGCGGAGGTCTGTGCTGCTTCGAGTGGTGACATGTGGAACGCACTTGGCCAGACGAACTCCACATCCGCGGAGCCTTGCGGTAGAATACCGGCTGCGTGTAGTACGTCGATGAACGGCTCGAGGATGTTGGGTTCCGCGAAGCTGCCACGACGTTCGTCAACACGATCCGCCCAGTTCGCGCGGTCCTGCTCCGAAGCCAGTTGACCCGCTTCAGAGCCCAACAAGATGCGGCGGGGGATACCAGTAGCACCGGAGATCAAGGCCATGATAACCTCGAACTGGCCTCGAGGATCCGCGACGGACGTCCCGAGGTTCTTCATCGTGACGCCGCGTGTTCGAATGAACCGTCGTACTTGGTGTTGGAACTCCTCCACTTCGTCCGCAAGGGCTTGTGAGTCGGGTACGGAGAGATCCATTTCCTTATCGATGTCCAGCTGCATGCCCTGTCTGGCATTCAGCCAGAACATCTCTGAGCCGCCACCAACGACCTTTATCAGGTCGTCTAGCAGGTTGTATACTCTCTGCAGGCGGGGTATGCCGATCACCTCGTCCTCAAGGATGGACTCAGCAACGTGGAGTATCCTAGAATGATGAACCCTGACATCCTTGCGGCTTGGAGTTTTACTCGCGGTTGTACCAGTAATGCCGAGCAGGTGTGCAGGGTCGGCGACCTTAAGCATATACATGTCGGGCAGGTTGTACCGAGGACTCTTCGAATTATCCTCGAACGAAAGGACGTCTGCCGACGTCTGACCGTACGGCTGGAGGTATAAGATCTCCTTGGCACCACTTACGGGCTGGTCGAGGGCACCCAAGTCATCAAACCCGACGAGCATTGTTGAGTAGAGTCCGATACCTGCAAGACGGTCAGTACGCTCGAGATAGTACCAGATGTTGTTCTTCTTCACTAGAGTATCCCAAGCGGACTTGAACTCGGTAGACGCGACGATCTCCGGTGGGTTACGCCAGACTGCCTGCGCGGGTGCATCAACGATACGGCCTGCGATATCCTGCCTAGCGTACTTACCGAGGTAGTCTTCGAACTTCGGTCGGAGTTCGTACCCGAAGATTTCGTAAAGGTCACGCTTCCCGCCGAATTGTAGACCAGCACGAAATGCGAGTAGCGCGCGTTGTATTAGTCCAGATGCCATGGTGTGTACTCCCTACCTGCTATCTGCCCCAGACAGCTCCCGTGACAAGCTGTCCTGTGGGTTGTGTACCAGTTGCCTTTGTCTCTCTACCCCAGGTGCCGGCCCTAGGACGCTTAAAGATGAGGTCGTTGTACGCTCCCGACGTCGAATCGGCTTGATCATCATGATCACCGTCGGGAAACTGAAGGATCTCGTCAATGAAGCCTTGATTCCACGATCCCCTCAGCAGTCTCACCTTACCTGCTTCTGCTGCTGCGAAGAATGGCTGTGCTCTAACGAACTTGTCGCCTGTCACACGTCGGCCATCAGCAACGAATCCCTTCAGGACGGTTTGGACATAGTGGTCGACTACCGTCTTGCCTGCAGACCCCGGCTCTTGCTCGATTAGTATCTTGACATCCGCGACGATATTGTTGTCGAGCTCTGCCATCCTCTTGATGGCCTTCTCGGTCTTCTTCGGCGACTTCTGGAAGCGTCTGATGTCCTCTATGTAATACATGCCGGTCTCAACGTCCTCGGACATCAACGTGCCAGAGGTATAGTCACCAGCGTCCGCGGTTGCACCCAGATCCCAGAATCTAACCTTCCGGAGTCTACTACGGTGCGGGAGGATGTCGATGATCGGGAACCAACCCTCGTTGGCAACGTTCGTACCACCAGGAATGGGATGCTGTTGGTACAGAGACTGCCAGAAGTAGGTGCCAAGAGTATCCTTGATTCCCTGGAGGGCCTCGAGGCTGTAACGTTCGGGCCAGAGGGGTTCACCGACTTCACGTCCTAACGGGTCACCCTTCTCGGCAATCGCCGACAGCTCAATGACTAACCAGTTATTGGAACCTGGGCTGGACTTAAGTGCCCCGATAAGATCCTTGATGTTCCAACGGGTTGCAAGGATAATGATGCTTGCGTTTGGCTCAAGGCGTGTGTACGCAGTCGAGGTGAACCAGTCAAGGATGTCCTTTCTTACAGTCTCCGAGTTCGCATCCTTTGCATTCTTAACATAGTCATCAATCAGGAACAGGTCGCCACCACGGCCGGTAATCGGACCACCGACACCAACCGCGAACATACCACCACGGCCGGTCGTGAGGAAACTGTTGACTCGCTGCGCATCCTTTCGGAGTTTGACGTTCAGTATATCCTGTCGCTCAAGGATCGTATCACGAACTCGTCGTCCAAACCCAATTGCAAGGTCGGCACCGTAGGAGGTGAGCAACACGAATTTGTCTGGCCAACGATCTAGAAACCAAATAGGCGTCCAAACCGAAATCAATTCGCTTTTGCCGTGCCGCGGGGGTACCGAAACGATGATACGTGCACCGCCTCTTTGCACGGCGCTGGCAATGATCGTCGACGCGTACAGCAGATGTTTGGCGGGACGCCACCAGCCACCCGACAGCTTTACGGCTAGGGTTGCTGGTGTCAACCTCCACCCATCCCCACTAAGCAACCCAGCAAGCTCGGGTGTCATCTCACCAGGGGCTAGTGGCCTCTCGAAGGCTTGCGTCTGCTCAAGGTTAGGGTCAGACGTCATTGTCGTCCTCGAAGATGTCGATTGCACCTTTCTTGAGGTTGTCGGCCGCTGAGATGGCACGCAGATTGCCCATGCACCAGCAGTCGCGGAAGGTTTCGTCCCCGATTGCAGTGAATGGGAACTTCGACAGCGGCGTGATGTGGTCTACGTGGTAGCCCTTGGCGAATGCCTGCTTGAGGCTGATACCCTCACGCTCCTGGATATCGTCGTCCAGGTATCTGACGAGATCGACCATCTTATAGCCAAGGTAGGACTCCATCTCAGCCACTAAAGGTGGCATATCGTCCTTTTTCACCCCGGAATCGGTGAGTTGCTGTGTTATTCTGGCCGCAAAGTGGTGCTTTAACCGCGCTACCATGTTGTTTTGGTTGCGGCGCTTCCGCAGGACGGCTCTGCAATCCTTACACCACGCTGCTTTACCGTCCGTCGTGTCTGGGTGTGGAGGAAACCGATCGAGACCTTTTGGCAGTTTGCATTTCGTACAGGTCTTAGTTCTCCCTGTTGGGATCGGCTTCTTTGCTGGCCCTAACGACTGTCCTGACGATCCTCTAGGCACACACGTCGTGGTTGTCTCCGATTTTGACTTTGACTCTAGCTTTGGTGCCTTACTCCCCTTTGGGATGCCTGCCTGAATTCGTGCGATGCACTCTGCGAGCTGACTTAACTCACCAGGTCGGTCAATGTGGCGGTGCATTTCTGCCTGCGTACGGGTGAGAAGTACAGCTGACATGACAGTACGTTACACCCCTGACTTCTTTGCGCTACTCAACCTGATGATTAGTTCCTGCGCAAGGTGGGTCGCTTCGGGGTCCGATAGAATGTCGCCGTGCAAAGGTTTCCCGTCATCGCCCACACCCATGATGTGAGTACTCGCGCCGGGCTGTGCAGAGTTTCCGCTTCCATTCCCACCTATGTCGTGGACTGACTGACTGAATGTACGCATGATCGCCTGGATTTCAGTGTGCTCGCTACCCCCACTACCTTTCTCTCCCCTTGCGGCGTTGGGGGGCAATCCAACAGACATGCGTGAGATCTGCACGACGGTCTTCATCAAGTCGATTGCCGTCTTTGGTGTCAACTGCCCAATGAAGTCCTCCGTTTCCATGTACATCATAGCCTTGTCAAACAGTCGCTGTGCCTTAAGGAAGTGGTCATCCTCGATCTCGATTGAGCGGTTTGCTTGGATCTTACGGAACTCCGCCACGCGGAAGATGTCATAGGCCCTTAGTCGCGGCTCCCAAGCGTATAGGATGAAGAACGCCTGCAGCTCGGACAGGGTGTATGGACCTAGATCTTGCAGCAGAAAAAGTTGACGAACTCCAGCCTGGCCCATCAGTAAGTATTGCTCGAACAAGCGATGGACATCCTCAGACTCATAGTCCGCTCGAAGCCAGATCGGTCTACCGTCGGGGAAGGCAGGGAATCCCTCGGCGAATATGATCGGCACGAACGCGTGTCTGAATTGCATCAGATCAACACCCACCCGCAGAAGACGTTGGTCATCAGCAAGAGAAGGATCGACAGCCTCCGGGGCCCCGTTAGGAGCAGAGACTCTCATAACCTCACCATCTTCCGGCAAGTCGACAGGAGGTTCATCGGTCTCACTGACGTCAGTCCTACGAACGTTAGGTTCGTCGGTAGCGTCGGTTAGAGACTTGTCACGGGACGCGAATGAGCCTGCAAACACTGAAATAACGTCAGCATCCGTACCACCAAGCTCTGCCTTTGCTTCGACAAGCGGCTGGTCGTCAGGGAGCCTGTCGAGGATCGATTGCCGTGCGTCAATAATCCCCGCAAGTTCCAGCACCCTAGGATGGCTACCATGAGGTGCCGTCGCTCCCTCGCCGGTCTCAGACTGGAGTTCGTCAGTCGCCGACAGATCCTGCTCCTCGTCACCAACCCTAATGACGTCTACAGGAGCAGGTTCGTCGTCGACGATTGTGGGTAGGGATCGTGTACGTTCGTCTGGGTTGTCTGTGTCGTGTGACATGTCAGCTAATACTTCATGATCACCTCCGGTCCGTGCATCGACGTTGAATGAAGTGGGCAGCAAGTCTGGCCTGTAGACACCCTCAGGGATGCCATACACGTTGAGAGGAACTCTGGACTGGAGGACCTGTATTAATTCGATCCTCGTTAGCACGCGCGTGTGCTCACGCTCGAGTCCGGATTCCGTCAGTTGGCTCGCTTGGTCGCCCATAATGCCTCTATTATATAGGGGTCCAGAGATGAAATCAAGAGTCCTCATTTGTAGGGTGAGGCACAACCCCCCGGAAATCCACTGGATATAGGCTAGGTTTTTGGAGGTAGGTGTATACCCTCCCGGCTTTTCTCGAGAATCCTACCGGGTTTTTGGAGGGCTACATGCAAAATAGGAGATATATCCTATATCCGCAGACGAAAATTAATATAATCCTATCCGATTATATTAATTTCACCTTCACCTTAATCCGATTATGAGGCAGATATTTCGTGAAAAATCGGAATAAGGAACTATATTTATATTATAAGAGAAAGAAAAGATCAACCCCAAATCAGGAGTCAGAAAATGTCCGATGTGAAATACAAAGAAGTGAAAACCAAAACCAAGGTGTACAATGTTCGTGAGAAGTACGCCGGTCTCCCCTCAGTCTCAGCAATCATCCGGGCGATGGATAAGGATGGTTTCAGTCGGTGGGATATCCATAAGGACACTGGAATCAGGTATCAGCACGTTCGGAACGTTCTGATTACCCCACTGGCAAAGTAGCCTCACATAGGAAAAGGATCCAGGTAGGATCCGATTCCACCTCAGAGGCATATATGCCGGGGCTAAAGTCCCACCTAACCAGGAGGACATTACGATGTACAACCTCGTCGTGCAGCAGGTCGCTAGCATCCTCGAGAGGATCATACGGCACCTAAGGATCCAACGTCGCCTTATGAACGTACAGGCTGGACGTTGGAGGTAACCAACTAGACAGAGGGGAGGGTCCGAAAGGGCCTTTCCTTTGAGGTCCGGTGGACCAGGCGGTCCTGGCGGGCTCTAGCCCGGGCGTACCAGCCCTAGGACACGTGCGAGGTCCAGTCGAATCGAGAGGCCTAATATGCAAGGTCTTAGGCCCGCCCGCTCGATCCCTAGGGCGTGCGCGAGAGGCCCTGCACTGCTTGTAGGGCTCTAGCCCAGGCGGTCACTACAGACCCCGCGAGGTTTCAATGCCACGGTTGTGTTCTACAACCGCTCCTAAATGGACCTAGATTTGACCAAAGACCAGCTTATATAATAAATTATAATTAATTAACCCCTACAGGAGGAACCAAGACATGAACAACCCAATCACAACCGATAGGCTCCCGAACCTTGCAGTGGTGTACAGAATCTGGCAGGAGCTCGATGATGCCGAGCTGCTCGAGGATCGCCGGGAATATGACGAGGAGATGCTTCGTAAGGCGCACCCCATCCTCACCAAGCCGATGGCCAGCTACCTGCGCGAACTGATCCAGCTCCCGTTCAACCCCGACTACAGGAACTTGTACAGCATGACTCCGAACAACGACCAAGAACCTGACGCACAGCTTAGGATGTCGTGCGTGAGCGAGACGATCGGGGAGTGTATACACAACAGTTACGAAGGGTGGAGCGACGGAGAAAAGGTCATAATCGAGCTGTTCCTGATGGACTTGGGTATCGCGACCAATCTAGCGTTCAAGTCCTACAAGGAGCGTGACGGCAAGTAGTAGGAGGACTGTCATGACGGTCACTCCAGAACAGGCTTACGATGCCCTCGAGGGAGTATCCAAGTTCGTGAATAGGCTCGACGAGATCGTCGCCACCGAGCACAAGGGCTTCCAACTGATCTCCGCACAAGGAGCAGTTGAGTTCCAGATCGCCAGGGAGTACATAATGATGTCGCACCCCGACAAACTTAAAACCTGGCCATAGAACGATCCTCCTGGAACTGAGGGGCTTAACCGCCCCTCTTTTTTTACCCGTTGTGGGACTAGGACGGCATGAATGGGCGATGGCCCGCCCAGTCGGTCCCTAGCAGGCCGTCGAGGTCGTTGTTTGTCGGTCCTTATAGGGAGGTTGGTCGCTAGGTTTCGCCCGAGTTTTGCCTGTATAGTAAGTGTAGTAGGTTTTTTGGTTCCTTTTGTATGTACTTTGATTTTTTTCTCGTCGTGATAAAGAGTG